AGGACCTCAATAAACAGGTCCGATCGACCGTGAATATCCCCAACAGCAATCACATCGCCTTCTTCAATTACGTCGTTGTAGTGAAACATCAGAATAAAAATCGAATGTGGTCGAACTCTTCGTTGTAAATATGTTTCAAAGAACCTTGCAGCTTTTGGTGCATGTTTTTTACCACATATTCAGGTACGTTGCGCGAGCGAGTAAAATTACGCTTCAAGCACGTAGCCAGCGTAGGATTTACAACAACCGCTTCGACACGGCTATACCCGTAAGACTTGAGCATAGCTATAGCTTCGCGACGGTAAGTTGAACGATAGTGGGTTCCGTCGAGGATTACCGTGCGGCCCAAGGCAGCAGCTTTCTCCACTTCTTCTTCAATACGATCGTGAATCTCCGTCCAATTTCCTTGGATTTGGGCAGAACCATATAGCTCGGCACGAATATCATCGCCAGATACAACAACAGCTTTTTCGCGGTCAGCGATCTTTTTCGCTTCCGTGGATTTTCCGGAGCCAGGAGCTCCAACCATCACATAAGCTTCCATATTAATTTTCTTCGACTTCGGTGGTTTCGGGAGCGAACGCCGCTAGGAGCTCTTCGAGGCTCTCAAACACGGGCACGCAAGGGAGGTTGTTTTCCATTTCCATACTATCATCATAGCCTACCTTGAGCTGAAAGGCAAGCGAAAGTAACCAAACTTTACATTAGTGTCGCTAATCATTTACGGTCGGCACAGAAGAATTTGTACTCTTCCACCCAATCTTTTAAAGGGTCTGTATTGATGACTTCAGGGTCTCTATTGACATGATCTTCCACAATCCAGGCCACTTCTTTTAGTTCTAGGTCATTCCAGGGGCGATTATAAGGAAATTGAATATGTAACCGGGAGTTTCGCAAGATTTGTGCGAGTTTCTCTTGCAGTTTACTGGAGCTTTTCACGCTGTTTTTCCTCCTTGCGAACTGAGGGTAAAATTTAATACGACGGCGACGAATGCATGCAACCGCGAATCTACATATACAAAATAACGTTTGATGAAGTCCCTTACTGGTACTGGGGAGTTCACAAAGAAAGAAAGTTTGGAGAGCAGTATTTTGGAAGTCCTTCTACAAACAAATGGGTTTGGGAGTTTTATACCCCTAAAGTTCAAATACTAGAGGTGTTTGAAAACAACCAGAAGGGGTGGAACGAAGCAATAAGTGTAGAGAAAAGACTTATTTTGCCTGACTTAAATAACCCTTTTTGTCTAAATGAGGGGTGCGGTTGTAACACCTCTTTAAAAGCATCAGCGAAAGGAGGATCAATCTCAGGGCAACAGAATGTTAGACTGAAGAGAGGCGCTTTAGGGAGATCAAAAGAACAAATGACTCTGGATGGGATAAAAGGCGGTACGACTCAAGGTCGCAGAAATGCGAAAAATAAAACGGGATTTTGTAATCCCGAGGTCCAAAGGAAAAACGGTAAGTTGGCGTTGTTAAATAAAACAGGTATACACAGTGAAGAATTTAAGTCCTCGGGCATTTTAGAATTAAATGCTCGACGTCTTGGAGTTCTTCCGTGGTGGGTTAATAAGAAAGGAGAAACAAAAAGAAGTGTAAACAGTCCCGGGGAGGGTTGGGTTAGGGGCAGGAAGTGGAAACCCCCTTCTCTCTGAATATTTCTTCTTTTCGGAGAACCATTGCCAATACAATTGAATACTCATCTCCCCCATAAAGGTGACGCAGGTCTTGAAGAAAGCACTCGGCATCCAGAAAGAAACGAATTTCCGTAGACGAGGTGGAACGCGAATTGATAATAAAACCAGTGTCGTATGCTTCGGAAATTTTACGACCCATGGTTATTTGGTCAGACCCGAGAACAAGCACGCACTCGTTAAAGGGGGTCAGGTCAACCGAGAAGTGCATCGCCTCCGTGACGGTCGGCGAGTTGTAGAACCTTACCCTCTTCAGATCGACGTTCTTCAGGCGGCATAGGTGCTTCAGCAACAACACACGAAGTTCCCAATCGTTGTTCTTCTCGTGTCCCGAAAGGTGGACATCAGCGTACTCACCGTAACGTAGCATCTGCTGAATCAGCTCTACGTGACCAAAATGTGGCAGCGCCATCCTCCCAAAAGTGACGGCAGATTTGTAGAGGATCGGTTCGGCTTTTTTCATACCTATATCATACCTTTTCTATGCGCTCTTGTAAAGGGCGGGTTACCGAACCTGGTTCAAGGTGCACCTGTTCCGTTGCAATCCAGGAAGTAATAATACTTCGCACCTCCTTCGGGCATATACCTTACCACGTCACAGTACCTGTACTTGTCAACAACTTTAAACTTCGCCCAGTCGTCCTTGTTCCCCAGCCCGCCGCCCAGGAAATGCACAAATAGAGCAAAAAGCCCCAGGAATAAAAGAATGGCAGCAGCACCTTGAGTGATTCCCCAGAATGCCTCTTTGTTTGATTGCTTCACCTTGATATATCCCAACAGATGAAAATTATAGCAAAAAAGACAAGGATGAAAGCGACTAGAATAGATGTCATTTTTTCTTGTGTTTCTCCACGGTGCATTGCCAAAATTCAGACGTCATGTCTTGCGATCCTGTAACTTTTGCCACAACAACCCCCTCAACGAGAGCGATCAAAGTCGGCGTCACCTCAACTCCGCAATCTTTGGCAAATTGAGACCATGCTCCGTTTTCCTTAGCATTTGTAATTGTAACCACATCCTCCCATCCCTCAACCTTCTTCAGTTGGGTTTCGGCATACATGCAGGGTCGGCACCCTTCTTGTACAAATAGGTGAATTTCAATCATTTTACCGTCACCACTTGATTCTTAATCTGACATAACCTTGACAGGTTATCACCGGACAGCGCAACTTGCATCAGGGAGTAATTCGTACCACACTGCTCATTCAGTGCCTGCTGTGTGATGCGAAATCCGAGCAGATTAACGCCTATAATGCCGCCAAAAAGCAAAATGGCGGCAATGGTGATGCCAACATTTACAGGGTCAAAATTTTTCATGGTGTTTGCTCGGTGGGGGTAATCGGTGGGGGAGGACTAACTGGAGGTAATGTAGATGGATCTGGAGCCACTTGGTTTGGCGGAGCAGGTAGACTGGCAGGCTCAGGCACTACCAGAGGCTGCTTTGTCTCAGCCAGCTGTTTCTCTAATTCTTGAACTTTCTCCTCAAGTTGCGGAGAGGTGGGTTGACCGTTTTGAGCAAGTTTCCAGCCAGTTGCACCCGCAGCGAAGATACTTGCGAGAGCAGCAAATACGGACACGGTTTTAGTGAAACTCATTGGTAATCTTCCTCTTCAAAGGTGAAGTATTCGTAAATTGAAGACATCACAGCTTCGTCAATGTGCTCCATAACGGCACTTGGCAAAGGATTTTCTACGTGTTTGTGTGCAAGGTGCCAACCACGACGCACACCTTCTTCGATTGCTTGTTCTAAAATAACGCGGAATTTAGGTTTCATTTCCTCACCTCACAAGCAGGAGTCATATCAACTAAGGTTGCGGCAAGTTTCAATCCACCAAGCACCGCAGTTGGGGCAATAAAAATCAACAACAGAATGCCAAGTGGAATGGCAACATATTCCTCAAAAAAACTTTTCATAGTATTACATCCTTGATTTCAGAAATGATTTCCCAGTGTGCATCTGCTTTGTCCCCGAAACGGTTAGTGCCGTTTCGAACGCTTACCCAGAAAAAGTATCTGCGATTTTCGGCGGCAAGAAACAACTCACCGCCAGTGTCTTGCTCTACAACACAAACCGGATTGTTATCCATCATGTTCGCAAAACGGTTCTTCGCTTTGCTACTCTTTGGTTTGACTCTTACAGTGCGGTTAGTCATTTCAATCCACTCACACAAATAGAACAAAGACAATCATCAGTTTTAGGAACTCTAAACATAATGTGATTTCCAGAGCAACAATCTCTATCACCACATTTCATACAATTATCACAAACCCACTCTGCTTGATTACGACATTTGACGAAATCTTCAAGAGTGTAGTTTTGAAGAAGGGTAGTCATTTCAAGTGTCCTCAATAATTGTCGAAGCAACCCTCATCATAAGCCTTATCATAGATTTCTTGGGCAAACTTCACAAAGGCATCAAAGTTTCCAGAATACTCCCAACCATCATTCTCATCCCAATCTTCTTCAAAATGTTTTTTTACAAGTTTGAGAATTTCTTCATCTAAAATCATTGCCCCACCCCTCAAAGTATTCAGTAAAAAATTCAAAAGCAAGAGATTGATTGTTGTTATTAAGTTCTACACCAAAAAGAGAACTGGCAAGAAAAGAAAGCGTGATATGAAATCCACCGGGGGAAAAGAAGTGATTCGTAGGGTTCTCATAATTCATCCACAGGAATGAACGATTTTTGAGAATAACAAACTGCCAAGTGTGAGAGATTTGACCATCATCCCAGACTTTTTTATCGTGTTGAAAGAGTTTCATTTCACTCATAGTAAGACATGTCATAACCACCTTCATTATAACCCATTCGAAAGATTTCTTCGGCAAACTTCAAGAGGTCTTCTTCATCACATTCCCAGTAAATGTCGTTTGTTGTTTTACATATGTGCCTATCAAACCCATAGGTGTTAGCAAGTTTGATGGTTTCTTCATCTAAAATCATTCCAATGCCTCCGTGTTGAATTGGAATAGATTGTCTTTCATTGGTGAGGACCCTCTATCAATCCTGGTGGAACTACATACCAAATAATGTTGTTTGTTTTGCGAATAGATGATAGAGCATACATAAACTCATCAATGGTATTGAAAGATAATGCTTCGAAGTCTTCCTTTCGATGAAGAGAAATCTTTTTATTTTGAATATCTACCACATATTTTATTGGAGTTTTAAGGAGTTCAGTCATTCAAGTGCCTCCACGCACACAGCCTCCCAACCTTTGTTCACCCGCAACATACCGTTATCATCCAACCAGAAGTCACCGTGCTTTGGTACCCACTCCATGACGGCATCGCAGATTTGGTCTGTGAAAACATCGCATTCAATGCCGTATCCAACTCGTTTTCCCACAACCTCCCAGATGTAGTTGTAAAGGGTGTCGCGATCGAAACGGGGGAAGTCAGTCATTGTGCCAACTCCTTCAGGTTGAGACGAACACCGTTGGTGTCGTAGTGAAAGAAACCGGAACGAGTTCCTTGCCATAATCTTGTCGGATTCGCAGCATGCTTATCGGCGAGGTTGTTCGTCAGAGCACGCATTTTCTTGAGTGCCCGAGCACACTCGTCGTACGAAAGGTTGAGGTCGCACTCAACACGCCACAGCAGACGGTATGACTGCTTCGGACCGTTGCAACTGAAAGTGAAGTAACCCAGCCAAGGTTGCAGACCGAGGTATTGAAAGTGCTTTCGCATGTCTTCTCCGGAAACGTCACAGACGTCGAAGTCCAAACCAACCAGGGACTGCGTGCGCCAGCAGAGTTTCTCGAACTGCAGGTCCATGAGGTCGCGTCCGTTGAGGAGGGAACCATAGAAAGGGCAACCCTGCTCAGTTACAGCACGCACGAAGTCAACCTCACTCAAGGCAGTCCAGGGTGCTTGAATGATCTTCTCACGAAGTTTTCCATACTCCGCCAGCGAAGCTGGCTTGGATTGGCGGGGGTCGCCAAGGTGACAGAGGACTTTTTCCATGAATTAAATATAGCGTGTTTCGAGACAGAAGTAAAGGGCGGGTAACCGTACCTTAATCAGTAGCACACAACGTCATCAACAAAGCTTTGAGCCGCTTCGGCCATCATAAAGTTTTTCCGTTGAGTAACAAACCACCAGCGATTGCCCGTCGCTTGATTGATGCGAACTTCGCGGACGGTAACTTTATAAACACCGTTGAAGTAGCGGGTGTCAGTTTCAACGGTGCCAAGCGGGGGGAGGGGTTTCTTCGTTTTCATACTTTTATCCTAGCGCAGCTGCAGCCCGTAGCCAAGCGTTCGTAATCAAACGTAACAAACCAAGCTGGCGGCCGTCACCACCACCAGAAACCCCAGGGGTTGCGAGTGTTGACGGGAATGCCCAGATAGACACACAGAAAGGGGAGTGCGAGACCGAAGATGAGGAGAGCGATTGCGATTGCGATTTTCATACCTTTGTATTAGCGTGGGGGTAGCCCGCAGTCAGGCTTGCTTCTCGAGCAAGCGAAGAAGGTAACGAGCGTATTCTACTCGACCGTATTCTTCGCCGTCCTCGAAGGCGTCGTCATAGTTACCACCGTCGGTTGGAGAGTAGTCACTATTTTCAGGGTCGCAGTGAGTGAAGCTTGCAGTTTTCTGAATCTCTTCGAGAAGGAGTTGAAACTTTTGAGTGGTTTCTTGCATGATTTTATTATTGCACAAATCGTAACTTACAGGGTCAGGCGGCGCTCAGTAGCGGTTCAGGTTTTTCTCAAGGCCACGCTCAAAGCCTTGCAGGAAAGCCTCACCCATGTGCTGCCAGAAGCCAGGATCGGTAACGGTCTCCTTGATGGCATCGGCCCAGTCACGAGCGGTAAGGTCCCGCAGCTGCTGACGCTCCTCAGCGGTCAGCTCGTTCAGATAAGTTTTCAGGTTTTCGGTTTCGGTTTTCATATTTATATGATAGCGTGTCTTCGTCGTTTGCGAAAGGGCGGGTAACCGAACCTTACCCTCCCCCGTACACGTAGGACACGACACCTTCAACGTGCGGCACGTTTTCGATAATTTTGACTTTACCGAAATTGTCGAAGTCCTCGGCTTGGTACTTACCGAACTCGGCAACAAACAACTCCCGGCACCGCTCCAGCGACGGAGCCGCGATCACCGCCATGCCGTCCGTGTAGTCGGACAGGACGTTGTTCAGGATATACAGGTTCATCTCGTTTTCTTTCATACTTCTACTATAGACTAGATCGGGGCGGAAGGCAAGCGTTCGTAACGTATCGTAATGAAAAGGGCTGGCGGCGCTCAGGCGGCTAGGCCGAGAGCAGTCATTGTTTGTCTGAATGCGTTAGCATTTTCGTTGCTAAGCTTTTGCGCTTCTTCTTCCGTCATAGTTGCTGCTTCTTGTAGCTTTTCAACCAGAGGAAGTAATTCTTGAGGGAGCGGAAGTTGATAACCTTCGCAACCTTTCCAGTATACAAGTTCGACGGCATTTTTGTTACCGCATTGCCACTGGAGCGCAGGGTGAGTAACTTCGACACGCAACTCAAGCGTATAACGCGAGAACACCGCTTTAACCGTCGCCTTGTTGAAGCAACCGTTGTAAAGCCGAACCTCAACGGGTGAGGCGGTCAGACGGGCGAGGGCTTGTTTCGTAACTTTCATGTTCTAAGCCTAGAGCGTTTCGGGGCGGAAGGCAAGCGTTCGTAACCGAAAGTAATGTTCGGTTAACCGAACCGAACCAGCAGGGCGCGAAGAACCTGCTTGCTTGCCCGCACCCGCCCCTTGCAGCGACCTTTTCCTTTCTTCTCTTTGCCAGAGTTATGTTGCCAGTTTGGTTTTCTCATGCCTTTATGATACACTGCCAGCCGCTTTTAGTAAAGTAGGGGTAACCGAACCTACACTAACCTGTACAACAAATGATCACATTTGTCTTTCGAAGAAATTAGCAGCTGAGGCAAAGTGTTGCGTCCGTATTGTATGCAAACATCTGTATATTCTTGCACAACACTCGCATTGCTTCCTCCAAGTTTTTCGATGATTTTCTGACGTTTTTCTGGGTTAACCACCATGGCGCTTAGCAGAACAACTCTCCCAGAAGAGTCCAAGTAATAATCATCTAGTGATACACTAACTTTACCTATAACTAGGTCGCACTGGCTTTTGAAAGGTAGGAGTACTTCCGTGTACTCTTTAGAGTATTCACAGTGGTCTACCAAAGGTGTCAGATCTTTGCTTGAGCTTGTTTTTACAGAATTACCTAGATTGAGTGGATCCGAGCTAAAGATCTCAAAACTTGTGGTTGCAGGGGGGGATGAACACCCGGTTAAACTGAGTAAACTAAACGATAAAACTGACAGTAAATTGCGAATTTGGTTCATACTAGCACAATAAAAGGCGGTTCCCGAAGATCGAGAATCCGCCCTAAGAGTGAGTTTAACTGTGTTTTTAATTAGGATACGGTTGTCTCGAATACAGTGTAACCGATATATTCGGATCCGTCTTCATTGAACATGTCTTCGTACCCTTCAATCGCTGCTTGCTCGTATCTAAAAACGCCTAAGGTATCAGTGTCATACACTGGCTTTTTAGCCTCGTCCAGCGATTTATACGCCATTATAACGTAAACAGTAAGGATTTCCATTACTCAGCAATTACTTCGGGCAAGGTAAGACCAAAAGTTTCAATCAGGTCGTTATACCCGGATTGTGCAATTGAGCGAACTAGGTCTTCGTCAGAAAGGTTTGCAACAGCCGAGGTTACAGCTTCGCTGTAAACACGCAACACTTCCCGGATGGGAGCATTTTCAATCACTCGAGCAATCAAAACATCGGTGAGGTCTTTACGGTTGTCAATAGCCATGTTATAGAGGTTAAATTTTGAACAAAAACTTTTGCGAGTTTCCTCGCTAAAATCAATATAGCTTACTTTTAAATAGTAAACTTTAGCGGAGGAAGGGCGAGTCGAACGCCCAAGGGCTTTAACACCTCAACTGTTTTCAAGACAGGTACCGTCGCCAATCGGTTTGTTCCTCCTTATGCCCGTGGTCGGATTCGAACCGACCCTGGAAGGATTTTAAGTCCTCTGTCTCTTCCGCTGGACTACACGGGCTAGGTGCGCCGTGAGGGACTCGAACCCCCAACCGTTCCCTAATCTGGGGATCATGAGGTATAAGCTCACCGCTCTACCATTGAGCTAACGGCGCATACGAGGGCGGAAGGATTCGAACCTTCGACCAATGCTTTAGAAGAGCATTGCTCTGTTCCACTGAGCTACACCCCCATTATACTGTATCAGAGAATCTGGTAAACTGCCCCCAACTCGTTTTTGGCTCGGGTTTCAATAACCGAAATTTCTGCTTTTTTCTTGGCTGCGTTGTCCCAATCTTGCTGAGATCGCCAAAAAATTCTCACATCAACTCTACCATTTGGTAGTTTATCGAGAGTTTTCTGAATGAAACCTTCTTGTTGACGAAGCCAAGGGGTCCACAGTTTTTCTTCCAATTTCAAGAAATCTTCCATTTTACTGGCAGGATTAACCAGAATCGAAAGTTTTTCAATCACCACGTTTCCACTCCGACCATTTATCGATGGGGCATTTCATATTTGCCATTGTTGTCTTGAGTGGCATGTAGCATCGGCAGATTTCACAAGTTTGACTGTCTGCCAGATACCGTTCACAAGACTGGCAAATAACCATGCGCTCATTGTGAACCGATCGAGGGGCAACCGTAGGATCCTCAAGTAGTCTCTTTGCAGTATCTTTGATTGAAGCAGCAAAGGACCGTCGGCAACAATCAGGAGCGTCTGATTCTGGCGTACTCATAGCATGTCCTTCCACTTCATCTCACCGCAGATTTTACAGCGAAGAATGTACCGCACTCCGGTTCTCCTAATGCGAGACTCATCCCCGACAAACCCATTCTCATAGACGTTAAGCGGCATCTCCCTGTAAACTTCCCACTCGTGACGGTGAAATCGAGTGGTAAACCATTTCCAGAATGACATCAGTCCCAATAGCGCTGCAACGTTTCCAAGTGCGAGAGTATTATACCTTCGTCTGCTGCACGGTAAACTGAAGGTAACTTTCCGTGTTTCTTGTAGTATTCCAACTCGTGAAGGATGGCGCGGGTAGGACCGCAATCAGCAATCCACTCCCTTAACCAGAACGTGTCAAACTTTTCCAAGTAGTACCAAGGTTGATCGTGATGAATCCATGCTCGGCCATATCCCGGATACTTAGATTTGCCATTCAAGTCCCAGTCTGAGATCCATGCCTCATAACGTTTCGGGTCATCGATAGTAAGAACTTTTTTATACTCTTCTGTCTCCCCTTTGGCAATGCCCCAGGCGTAGTTGTAGGATCCGTCAGCACCATCCCGAGAGCATTTGAACGTGCAATTTACCACGATGTAAGGGCAGTTCTCGATTGATGTTCCGTCGTTAAACCACCCTTCGGTGTTGCAGTAGCGGGTGCTGAGGTGGGTTATCGTGAGTGCCATTCTGTTCTTTTGACGAATTCAAATAAAAAGTGTTTAGCGTAAACTCGAGGGACTTCGTCGGGTAGTGCTTTTCCATCAATAGTGTAGTCCCAATCGTCAGGGAAACGGGTGCACCTCCATAGGAACGAGTATCCATAAGAAGCAATGTTTTCTCCACCTACGGTCTGCATAGACCCCATATTGAAACTTTGGTATTCAGACCACCCGATCTTGAACCATGGCCAACCCATCCAAGGGTTTTTTGCAATAATATCTGTGTCTCCGTAATCTCCGACACGGACGTACCCAAAGACTCTATCGTCACTGGTTCGAGACCAAATTTTGTTGTAGCTATCAAACTCCGTATAATTTCTATTGTTCATTGCAAACTGATCGTTGGCAACACGAAACAAAGTTCGATACGGTCCCTCTTCCAAGGCACCGTCTGCTAAACGGACGATAAGTTGAGAATCTAGGGTCATTTAACTACTCCGCTTGAAGAATTGCCCTGTAAAAAGATTCAATGCTGGGTTTGTGGTCGGGTGTAGCACCGTACTGTTCAGCGAGCTCCTTCAATGCTTGTTTATCCGGCTGGTACTGAAAAGTTCGCATGTCCCAATCGATATGGGGCAGCATGTGCAGGAAGTAACGGTTCACGACGTTTTGAGCGTGTTTTAGCTCTGCTTCCGTAACTTTAATTTTTTGCTCGGTTGGGGCGAGCGAGGTGAAACATATTTCCATAGCTAGTTCAGGTTGTTGTCTTAAGAGGGTGGGTTGACCACCCTTATTTTACCTTAGACGGTAGCCAGCTCGAGGGCGGCACGCAGGGCACGATTGTTCACCCGAGCACCTTGGCCGAATTGGGCGTACAGGAAACGACCGGAGGCAGTTTTGCGTGAGTAGTTTGAAGCGTACTCCGTAATCGCATTAAAGGCGTCGTGGTACGTGCGACCCTCGTTACCTTTTCCGTTATAGAACAGGTTATTCAGCTGAGAGATGAATGAATCGCGCATCGACTGTGGTTTTTTGTTGTAGACTTTTTCAACAAACTCGGTAAACTGACCGGCGGTACAGCGGGCACCCGCGATTTTCTCCATGTACTCGGCGTACTGGCTCATTGCCCCATTGACGTAATCGAGGACGAATTTGCTATCCAGCACCCGTTCGGTTACACCTTGAGAATGGCGGTAACGCTCGCTAATGTCAGAATAGGCAGCAGCAAAAGTGTTTCCGCAAATAACGCGAGTCATGGTCGAACCGATGGCCACCGCGCAGTTGCCAACGTGACCGTTTAGCAGAGAAATGTAACCTTTATAGGACTCACCGATTACGGTGTACTCCTGGTTGACTTTGGCCTGAGCGAAAACCCGAGCACCATGATTAAGGTGACCCATGTTTTCCAGTGTCAGCAGACCTTCGTCTACGAGAGGCTGCACCAGTTTCAGCAAATCAGAGTTTTGCAGGGTTTCGTAATCGGACGAGACTGAACCCAGGCAGCGGCCAGTGTCATCCCTGACCACAGCCACTTGGTTATCCCAGGCAACAGGTTGACCGTCGTTACCCGTGAAGTACAAAGGGCGATGGCTAACGGTCCAATCAAGGTTATCGGCGACGGCAAAAGCAGGCATGGTTGTTTCTTTCAGTGGTTTCTTATCTGTATATACTATAGAGGGTTCCCCGGGAGAAGTAAAGTAGGGTTTACCGAACCCGTACGCAGTAGTTCTTGCTCGAGGTCCAGCCGACAGGACAGGGGCCACCACCGTTGTAGTACACCTGAGCGCCGTTAACCGGAACGCAGGAGGAGCCAGAGGTGTAAGTGCCTGTAGGGCACTGACCTTGCCGAAGGACCGGGAGAGACTGGGCTAAGGCAACTTGGCCTACACCGAGGCAAACTGCAGAAAAAATAACAAATTTCACGGGAGGAAAGACTCAATAAAAATAATGAGCAAAGCACACTGCCACAGCAGCAATTTAACTGCAAACCAGGACAGAATCAATTGAAACAGCCAGGCTTTAATCAGCAGAACAGAGGCAGCAAAAACCAGAAATGCAATTGTAAACCCGACAACATAGGCGGGTGATTTACCTTCGATCGAGGATCCGATAAAAGATTTATAACTCTTGTTGTAAGTGCGCATTTGTCGAAATCTTAGTCGAATGAGCTCAGCGGGAATCCGCTTTGGTTGACATAAAGGAACACGTTATCACCGTCGCAAAAATCGGCAAGCTCCAGACCTTCTTTTCGCAGCACCTCGGCATCTTTGTGCCTACCCACAGATACCAAGTATTCAACTTGATCGGCCATATCCTCGAGTCGAGAGGCCACAAGCCCGTGAATATCAATTCCTGTCATATCAGAGAAATCAAAGTCGTTGGAAGAAGTTTCGTTCATGTTTGAATCAATCGTACCGGGAGTGAAGAATCTCGTACTGAGATTTAGTGACAGGGTTCTCGTAACGAGAAACTGCTTCAGGGATGGAGCTTAGGTTGAAGCAGAATTGAACTTGCTTACCGTTAAGCAAAACATTGTACTGTGTATATTCTTCACGGTACATGGGACAACCTTCAAGAATACCGCCTGCCATACGCCACAAGGTTTCTGGCTGGATTTCGTACACGGTGCCCGTTTGGGGTGAGATGAAGGTAGTCAGATCGTTTTCCATACTAATATGATACCTTGTGCAAGGTCAAAAGTAAAGGGGGTAAACCGAACCATTTGGTTCGGATAACCGAACCTTGCTCAGCGGGCGTCCCGTTCCTCCTGAGTGACTCCCCCGTTCCAACCGTTGTCCTGCAGTTCCCAGAGCAGGTCGTAGGAAACAGGGCAAAAGGTAGGGCGATGAAGCAGTTCGGCGATGACAGCATCAGTGCAATCATAGTTGCCCGAGATGTTGGCTCGATCCCACAGATCCTCTAGCTGCATATCAGTTAGTTGGGCTAGAAGCACCGGGTTGGTGCCGAAGTCGATGGACGGGCGGTTTTGAACTTTCATACTATAATCATACACGCTCTCGACCGGTCCGTAAAGGTCGGGTTACCGAACCTTACACACTAAACTCAACGAGACCGTTGCGAGCGGTGTCCCACAGAACCAAGGCAGGGGGTTCAGAGCAGAACCAAGACCGTTCTTTACCGCCGCAACCAGCGTCCAGAACCAGAGACTTTTCGTCAGTATGAACCACGTGGTAATGACCGGCGACCCGGACCCAGTCGCGTTCACCAGGGTTGTTCCACCAGAAAACTCGACCTCGGTGGTCGGTATGGGAGGGACCGTACATCATAAGCTGCTTGGCTTTCTTTGGCACGTCGTAGATCGTGACCGTGTTCTCGTAAGGGGGAACATCGACCCAACCAGGAAAGAAAGCGTGAGAGCAACGGTACTCCTTACCGTTTTCATTACGAAAACAGAACCCGTAAGGAAGAGACTCCAACCACTCAAGAAGTTCGGCAGAGGGAACATCGCTCAGGGCGAACTCGTCGATCGTACGCTGAAGTTCCGACATGACTTTAACAGAATTGCCTTTTAACCAGCGCTCGAGTTTATCTTGGTGATTAGACCGTAGAATTTGCATCCCTGGAAAATCTTTCTGCGCTTTTCTTAGGATGCGATAAACCCTGACAGAATTAGAACTATCGCAACGCGAATCGAAAACGTCACCCAAGAAAACAGGTGTCAGATCGTTTTCACGACAGTAAAGCAAAGATTCAATGAGAGGCGCAACCTGGCTATGCAGGTCTCCAATTAGTGCGTAGTTGTTCATACTCTAACTATAGAACCTAAACGGCTGTCCGTAAAGTTCGGATAACCGAACCTCAGATCCCAAGGATTCTATCCAATTGTTTTGGTAACATGTTCTCCAAATAATGAGAAAAATCTCTAGACTTTTCTGCACGTACTGCAAACATAGCCCCAGACACATTAGGATATTTAGCCAGCACTTCGGCCGCAAATTCTTTTTGAGAAAGATTCTGCAGATTTTTCACTACAAAGTTGACTTGTTCCTTCAACTCATCTAGTTTATCTAGATACGGTTGGAATTTTTGACGGTAATCTGGGAAGTGAAGCAAAAACTCCTCAAGGTCATCATTCAAATAAAGCTCGGAGAAATCCGGCTCACCATTACCGCGAACACGGTGCAGTTGCACGTAAACATCTGACTTAACTTTAATCCGGTTTCCGTCTTTGTCAACCACGATGAACCCTTCATGCTGGGCTCCCCGCTCATTAACTTTCTGCAGAATCTTAGACGATTGTATGTCATATGACCGGGCAATGTCAAAAGATTTTGAGAAATCTTCCAAAGGAAGCTCGTTAAAATCCTCGCGACGGTCACGCACTGCCAGCAACCGAAGTTCCGGCTCTTGGTAATCAACCACGATGCGGTTGTACTGCGAGCACAACTCGAAGATGTAGCAATTATCCGTATCCAAGTCCGACTGTTTGTACTCGAGGTAATCAAACGTTTCCCAGAACAGCTCTTCGAACGTTTTATTTGATTCACCAACGTTTCCGGCACCGCCAACGGACCCAGACGTGGAAACAACCCATTGTCCGTTCCAATAGAACAGCTTGATTAACGAACCGTCATACTTTTCGTACACTTTGGCCGAAGGCCAATGGATTTCTGCCGCCTGAGATTCACCCAGGTTAAAGAACCGGTCAAAAGCGTAAGCCACCAGTTCAAAGCGGCCACCAAGGTCTTCCACCACGGCTCCACGGCAAGCGCATACGACCGGGTCGTTTTTGTCGGCCAGGATCGAACCGTACTTCAGGTTGTACAGGTTCGGGTACCGTTCGTCCTTCGACACCCGGATGTCTTTGTCCGCCAGCGGCTCCAGCCCGAAGTAGTTCAGGTAGTTTAGCAGGTTGTGACGCAGGTAGTTTTCCATAGTATTAGCATACAAAAAATCCCCCCAAAAGTAAAGGGGGGATAACCGAACCAAAAATTCGGGATACCGAATCAGTTAAGGACGACTCTGGGCTCGACCTCTTTTGGGAAAGTGGAGCGAACAAATCTAAGGGCAAATTCCGTTTCGGGAACAGAACGCATTTGGCTTAATGCTTCGAGAAGTTGGTCTCGGTAATCGAGCGCACCTTTCGTGTAATAGTAGTTTTCTGTCGTGGTCATGATAGTGCGAGAATTAAACTCAATTTAGCAGAATTTTAAACGAGTAAGTCACCAACGGCGGGGGTCGTTCGGAGGCGGAGTTTGACCGAGCAGGTAAACATCCACTTCATTGGGAGCAAAAATCGGGCGGTAACCGGAATCGCTGAATTGGTTAACCATACTCTCCATGAGAGTTTTAACTTTGTCTTCGGTGTATCGAGAAGGGATCTTCACGACGACAATTTTTTCTTCGTTGCTTTCTTCCATTTCCTCAGAGACTGATTCCGGTGGCTCAGGCGGTTGTTCCACGAGTTTAGCCATTGTAGCTTGGTCAATTGTTCTGGGTTGATTTACTCTTGGCATAATTGTTCTTCACTTTGTAGTAATAACTCTGTTAATTCCCCAAATATCTGAAACACCCCTTCGTGCCCTGCAACCCCCCCGTACTTGGTGGCTAACGAAAAGCATTCGTTTGCCGCTTTATGGTTCTTGAGACCGTAATAATCTAGTAAATCTTGTTTAAATTCTTCTTTGACCCGGTCCATTTCTTCGAAATACTTTTGTTTATGCATTTCGAAACTTTTCTCGTCAAATACCGCTTCCTCCGTAGCATCCTCAGGTTTGGATAAATCTTCGGAGAATGGCCTTCTCATACAAATCATCTTTCCTTGACGGTAGTAATAATAAACCGTGTAATCGGTTTTATTTGGCCAAGTAATTGTCGAATTATAATAAGAAAAAGGTTTCATCCCCAATAACCTTCAGGCGGTTTATTTTAGCTTGTTAAAAACAAAAGAAAAACAAAAAACAGATTCGCATCACTTTAGCAACACCAAGGGTTGTAAAAGTAAGGATTAACAATCGGAGGGTAATAGGGAGGTCGACAGTTTCTTCTGCGACGCGAATAGTAAGGTGGGCAATAGCAATTACAGTTGTAATTCCAGTAATTGTAGTTAGGATAATTACAATAATAACCCATAATTTTTAACCGATAATGTGCCAATTTCCGCCCCTAAACAGGACGGTAACGTACTCATACGGTTCTTCTAGAACCTTGGTAGGTGCTCCGTCGATAAACGAGCCTCCCTGGGTCTTGACGGTTACTTTACGGTTTCCGATGGGGGGTCCCATTTCAAGCTTAATTGTGACATGGGAACCTTCCGGTGGATTATCTAATAATGTAACCGTTACCGGTTTTTTGGATTGCACGCCGATGTATTCGTCGGTCTCAACGAAATTGTAGTCTGAATCAATTAAAACACACTCATATGGAGATCCTCCGGAGGGTCCTGGTGGTCCCTCGGGACCCTGGGGTCCTTCTGGGCCAGGCTCACCTTGCGGTCCTGCTGGTCCAGGTTCGCCCTGGGGGCCAGCGGGTCCGGCTTCTCCAGGTTCACCCTGAGGACCTTCCGGTCCGGGCTCACCTTGAGGGCCAGCGGGTCCCGGCTCCCCCTGGGGGCCAGGAGGGCCAGGAGGTCCGGGTGGGCCAGGGGAACAGTCTTGAGGATCTATGTTAATGTTGACGATATCGTCGCCGGTGCTATTCAGTAAGTCGGATATCTCGGTTTGCAAACTATGTATCTGGGTCTGAACTTCCTCATCTGAACGACCTTCGTTCCTTTGAAGGCGAGAGAGAGAAAGTAGTTTGTACAACTCTACGAGCTTTCGTTCAGCCGTGTCCATTCTAGAGCCTCTGGGAAAAGGGCTACGGTTGCCCGTAACCCTGATGTTATGCAACACTCAACGAACTTGGCTTGTTGTCGCGGCTTGGGAGTTACCGGACATCGTGCCGAAGTTGATCATTCCTTGGCGAGTCTCTGAAAGGGAGCTCTGGAAAGCGTTCAGCTGAGAAACAATCGCAGCGTACTGTGCGTTGGCAATACCGTCGTTAGCACGATGGTAGTCGTTGCGGCAGCAGGTGAGATCGGTGTTACGCTCAATCAGAAGGCGATTGAGCTCATCCGTCTTTAGCTGATTGATCAGAGCACGAGTGGCTTGACCGTCATCCATGACGACCTTTTGGGTCTCAAGGGCAGCGATCTTAGTGGCGCTGGCAATGTTGTCATTGACCATGTCAAAAGACTTTTCAGTCTCCGCACGGAAAGCAGCCAGTTCGATAGCTTCAGCATAACGCTGTTGCTGGGCAGCAATGAAATACTGCGTGCCTTGGTCAGCAATACGAGTCGAAGCGTCTTCGAGACGAGCGCCAACGGTCCAACCGACTGCGCTGGTGTGACCATTGATTTCGCAGGCTTTGTCGGCAATGTCATACCTGGTATTACCAGCCGAGGCGGCAATATTGGTATTGATGCCAGCAACGGCAGAGGCACCGTCGTAACGAATATCCGCAGCAGTGGCTTGGATATCGCGGCGCAGATCGTTGTTATCCCGATATAGGTTCAGGATATCACTACAATTGACGTCCATAGGAGTAGGTGTAGGTACAGGTTCTTCAGCAGCCATGGGTTTATATTTGATTTCTTTGTTAACAGCAGGAGCAGGACGATCTTGAGGGACCTCCTGTTCCATAGCGGTAGGAATATTGTATGGAGCCACTTGCCCCACGTTATATTGATTAGGGTCTAACACTATATATCTTCTCTCTTTCTCGAATACAAAGGGACCTAGCTCCCTCAAGGAGCGTTAAATTGAAGAGGAAATCATGTAAACCAGGTTGCCCTGGGCTAAAGGATTTCTTCTGTGCAATTAAGCACAAATAATTTTACCCTTGTTTTACAAGAAAGTCATTTTTCATGAATTATCATTATCCCGATCGCTGGGAGGGTGATCAGCAAGAAACTGAGAGAACCCAAGATCACTAGATTGTTGAGTGCCAGGTGCACTAGAGTCGGTATGTTCATGGAAATGAATAACAAGAAGGCCATCACCTTTTCTTACCTCTGCCATCTCTGGATGGTTGTTTGTGGTTTTGGAATGCAAACGTTGGTTTTTCCAGCCACCGAGTACCCATACAAAGAATACAGCAGAAGCGATAACATACATTAAAACGAATAGCATACGTTAAGTGAATGTAACAATAAAATTTCGGCTGGTTGGCGGCCTGTAGAAAAAGATTTTTTTGAACACGTTTATATTGACATCGTACGAAACTGTCTTATTAACTTGAACCGTACCAGGTTTGAAAATATTCTCATAGCTTGGGTTGGGTTCACACTTAAGGTCAAAAAAACCTTTAGAACCTTCGAAATTATCGTTTTGGTTTGCCAAGTCAAACAGGTATGTACATCCAGAGCAATTTTGTTTAGGTATAACCGCGAACCAGGATTTTTCTATAGACTCGTCACCCTTCCACCACTCGGCGGGAAGTCTACGACCCTGAATCTCAAACACAAACTTTTTAGCCATAAGGTCCAGATCTTTTTTAAAACCGCAAACTATGGTAAAACCTTTTTCGCCCTCATAACTAAACGTGTAATCTGAGGATTCTAGAGCATCTATACTGAAGTGGTGGCAAACGTTTTCGTCTGAATTATCAATAACGTCAACGTAACCTAACCCAGGAAGTACATTTTTTACTTGGCTCGTAAATCGAACATCAGCGGAAAAGTAAGACATAATAGTTGAACTTCAAGGGGTCAAACCTTTTACCATTGTAATCACGCCATGAGCGTAGAAACCGAGCAAGACGCTGCCAATGCAAGCACTGATCAAAGTTGCTGTTTTGTTGTGTTTATCAATCGCAGCGTCAATCATACGCTGGACTTTTTCAAGATCAGTTTCAGTCATATGTTTCGTAAAACATGCCCCCAGACGGGATCGAACCGCCGACAATCTCGGTGTAAACGAGGTGCTCTACCGCTGAGCTATAGGGGCTTAACACCTATATTATAGGTGAATAAGAAACAGGTAAACTAGACGAAATTTATCAGGAATACGTCGATCCTACGTTGAAGGATACTGTCAGTCTTTTTTCGCAGGTTGTATGAACCCAGTGTATTAAATGAGAAGGGAAGATTATAACGTTGCCCTCTTTGGCACTTTTCTCGGTGTCTAGAGAAGTGCAAAAAGCGGGACTGTTAGATGTGCTGTTATACATGAAAAATGTTGGGTTGGGTTGAGACATTTCCACTATATACACTCCAGACCATTCCGAGTTCGGGTGAACATGGGCACCCAAACTTCCCCCTTCAGGGTACTTATTAAACCAAATGTTATGAAGATAGGATTGAGAAGGTTGAGCAGCAAGATCAGCTTCTTCTAAAGCTTTGTCCAACGGGTCCCATACTATAGCTTTTAAGAAAACAGGGTCAAGAAATTCGTTTAATGGTTCTTTAACATGATAACTTGTCAACAAATTAGAACCTTTCTCTGAAAAAGGTTTTGTTTGAGAATTTTGCCAACGTTTAACAGACTTTTTTACGTGTTTTTTCCATTCTGAATGATTTTCAATTTCGGTTATATACACAAACGGACTAGGAAAACGGTAGAAAAATTCGCTCATACGAGTGTAATAAAAATTCCGTCAGGTTGGACTCGAACCAACTACTGAATGCATTGTCTGCGTGCCTTTCCCTTTGGCTTCTGACGGGTAAGGCCGCTTACGGCGGCCAGTCGTCACACTTTTTGGGTCTTTGCGATTAGCTTCAGAATTTAATGCCCAGGCCCGTTGTGAACACGGGGCTGTAAGTACCACCACCGGTACCATAGCTGTTAGCAGCATTGGTCGTCGGAAATTTGAGGTCAGCAAAACCAACCAGCGAGTTGGTCACACGACCTTCGATACCCAGAGCCAGAACGAACTGACCACGGTTGCCGATGGCCGATTGGTAGTTCACTTGCTGATACTGAGTGAAAGGAACCTGGAAACCGGCACCAGCATACACGTTGGCCTTGCTTACGCCAGACTTAGCACGGGCAATCGACCAGTCGTAAGACACCAGAGCGCCACCGGCAGTACCGATGAAGCTATTCGGGCCAGCAGCAGCGTTGAAGTAAGGACGAACCGACACCGAATTGTCGTTATTAAAATCCTTAACAATATAGCGGGCTTGCAAGGTAGCTCCTGCAACGGTAGCAACATTGCTCTTACCGTTACCGGCGGTACCTTGCTGGTTCAGCAGAACGCCGACACCAACGTAGTTACCAACGCCTTGGGCCTTTTGAGCAGCGGCAAGTTCAAGAGCACTGACGCGCGAGTTGGTAGCAGCCAGCTCTTTCGAGAACTGGGCACGCAGAGCGGCAGCCAGTTGGGCATCGGCTTCGGTATAAAACGTTGTAATATTGTCCAGGCAAGCATTCACCAGAGCGGCACCTTCCGAACGAGTCGCAACTTGCTCAGGCTTGAAGGTTCCGTCAGGGTAACCAGCGATGCACCCGTAACGCTCAATCAGATTGGCAATTGCTTGGTAAGCCCAATCAGTCGGTTGAACGTCTTTCAATTGGCTAACGTTGGTTACTTGTGCCATAGCGGGCGCTGCAATAGAGACGGCGGCAACGCTACTGGCAAGAATAGACTTAAACATACTCTAAAGGGATAGAGAAAAGGATAAACATCCCACTCAGAGAAGTGGGGAAGCGGATAACAGGATTCGAACCTGCGACACCCAACTTGGAAGGATGGTGTTCTACCACTGAACTATATCCGCGAGAGCCACCACGGAGGATTTGAACCCCGGACATCCATATTACAAGTATGGCGCTCTACCCCTGAGCTATGGTGGCGAAAGAAAGGGTGTGTAACACACCCAGTATAGTCACAAGCAAAGTTCGTAAACTTACACTCGCGAGTAACAGACGTGGATTTCCCCCCTACTCGGTGGCGCCAGTTGGCTAAAAGCAGCGTAGGAGAGGTCAAGTTGACGACCACCGTAGTAAGGGCCTCTGTCATTGATTCGAACGACAACGGACCGAGAACCACGGGTTACTCGTAGGCGGGTTCCCATTGGGAGAGACGGGTGAGCTGCTGTGTGAGCGTAAGTGTTAAATCGCTCTCCGCTTGCTGTGGTTTGACCATGGTAGCCATCTCCCATCCCGTAGTGACTCGCATAACCGCAAGATGCGGCTTGCGAAGGCAACGGTGAAAGAATAGACAATCCGGCAATCGCAGCGGTCCCAAAAAGAACCTTCAGTTTAGAAAAAAGCATTAATACGGATAGAACTCAACATCCACCTCGCAAAGTGTGGTTCCGCATTTCAACGGCACTTGTGGGTGGCTCAGGTAATTTAAGACGCAATATCAGCGTCCGAGCTGCTCCCCGCAGTGTCTGGCAGGGCCGATCTCATAAATCGGTAAAGTAAAAAGCAACGTTTTAGTTTAGGTTTTCTAAAGGTTCGTAAACGTGAATGGGAGGGTGTTCTTGACAGAACTTGCGAAAAAGTTCTTTCGTTTCTTCCCAACTCGTTTCACAAGCAGGTTTGCCTAATGCTTCAGAAGCTTGTGGAATATTCCACTTGGCTGTAAAAAGCATCATCATTGGGTGATCCATAAATAAAGGGGAGGCTAAGCTCCCCGTATGTCGTCACGAATTGAGTGCCTAGACGGCAACAGCAATGCGCTCGAATTTGCGAATGTTGTTGAGATTTATTCTCAAACCCTCTGCCCGGTCGATAACCAGTTTACCCCCGTAAAGTGGAGGTAAGGCGAATTGAACGCCTGTGTCGGACAGATTGTTGCCCAAAAGGGCAATGGAATGCATCGGACTCGAACCGATAACCTTATCCTTGCAAAGGATCTGCGCTACCATTGCGCCAGCACCCCGAGTCGGGATGGTAGGAATCGAACCTACGTTTCTGCGTCCCAAACGCAGCGTGATACCATTTTACTACATCCCGTGGCGGCGGGTGAAGGATTCGAACCTTCGAGGAGGTAAACCCTCCTGGGAGTTTAGCAAACTCCTGCTTTCAGCCACTCAGCCAACCCGCCTGGCACCCTCTGCAAGATTCGAACTTGCGACCTTCTGATCCGTAGTCAGACGCTCTAATCCGCTGAGCTAAGAGAGTAGGTAGTCCATACGAGAATCGAACTCGTGTCTACACCGTGAAAGGGTGGTGTCCTAACCGCTAGACGAATGGACCATAAATGCCCGAAGGCAATGGAAATAGCAAGACTCGAACTTGCGACCTTTCGATTATCAGTCGAATGCTCTAACCAACTGAGCTATATTTCCAAGCAGGGCGAGGATGTCTGCCTACGATAACGACCGAGGCCGTCAAAGTTGAATCTACGATGCAGCTTAGGGGATCCTTCATTTAATGCAACGTTCCTTGTTGCACCCTCTTCGGCCTCCTTCTAGGCTATCTGCCTAACGAGTACCGACGACCCTAACGAGATTTGAACTCGTGATACTACCGTGACAGGGTAGCGTGATAACCACTTCACTATAGGGTCTCGTGATTTTCGTTTTGAATGAAATTTAAGTTTAAAACGATTCGAGCAACATCACCCTCTGTGTGTAAAGTTGCCGCATGGTGTATTTTTGAGTCAAAACATACCAAGCGGTTTCTCACACACTCCACGGAATCAAAACCTTTAAAAACTGTCGGACCATTTGTAGTCGTCAAGTAATAAATGGCTGTTTTGGCTCCTTTTAGAGTCTGATCTACGTGAAACTCGGTTTGTTTCAAACACTGACCGGGCAAAGTTAAATTAAATTTAGCACGGGCCCACAACCCTACTTTTAGCTTTTTCTCGAAAAAACCTAGCAACCCTGCGTGGGAGCTATTGTTGCCGTGAGGAGGGTGCCAGAGTGTGTGAAAAAATTGAGGAGTAGAGTCATTTTGGGAGACTTTTGATTCGCTATACAACCAAGGAAAGTTCGTATTTAAGAGAGTGTTTTTGATGTTCTCTAATTCTGTTTCCTCTAAAAAATTGTCAGTAATTTCTAACATGTTGATTAAACCATACAGCGAACGAGTCAGCCCAAGCCAGTGGGCGGAATTGAACCGTCGTTTGAACTTTACCAAAGTTCTGTAATAACCTTTATACTACACCGGCAGTGACCCCCAGATTTGTGCATCGTTGAGAGGCATAGGGGGTGTGCGAAGGGCGATCAACTCCTCCGGCCCAGGAAGGGTAACCCTGACCAATGCAGGACCCCAGAACTGGGACTTAGGGGCGAGATAAATCTCGCAAATGCCGCTGCAATGCAGTGGCAATAGGGAGTGGGTGGAATCGAACCACCATATCCCAGGGACGGAATCGAACCGCCTCTGACGCCGTCGCGCCCACCATCCAAGGTGCACTCCCAGGTGCCCCGTTCTCCCTCGGGCGATCCGAAGAACGCGGGACGGTGAGGCAAACCGCAAAATGGAACGATGGCAACTGCCCGCCATCGCGACCCGGCAGTGGGTCAGCCCGATGCTTTCGCAGAGCGGGAACTTGCGCGGGGAGGATCACTTCCCCGGCCTGAGAGAACCCAGGACTTGTACGCGAACCAGAGAGAATGATCCTGGATCTCTACTGGCCGCACCACACCGACAGAGCAGTGTGGGTGGTTGTGGGGTGAGCGGGAGTATCAAATAGCTTCCTTTCTAAGCACCGCTCCTTACTTGCTACTCAACCCCAATGGCCGTTTGACCCTTTTTATCACCCCAGACTAAGGAAACGGCCAAATGGCATCTGGGGATCATGGGCACGGATTAGAGCGTCCGTTGTTTAATGCTTATTCGCTTCAGAATCAAGCACCCAACTGGCGTGGCAGGATTCGAACCTGCAACCGGACGGTTAACAGCCGTCAGCTCTGCCGTTGAGCTACACGCCATTGATAGCAGGAGGGACCCGGATCAAGTGCACCTGGAATCCTCTTTTGCTTCACCAAGTCAATGACCTGAGAGAGGCACCGCACTTCCTGCAATTTGCCCGAAGGCAATGCTTGAGAGAGGACTTGAACCTCCACGTCACAAGGACACTGGTACCTAAAACCAGGGCGTCTACCAATTCCGCCACTCAAGCAGGGGGCAGTTTTTCGTGATGCCCATCACGTTTGTCCGCGACGAAAAACGAAGCCTACAACTCCAGGGGTGTCGGGACGATGGGTCTGGTGGGATTTGAACCCACAACTTCCAGGTTAAAAGCCCGTTACTCTACCGTTGAGTTACAGACCCGATAAATTTTGAATTTTCAAGGTTCGGGGTTGAGCTCTCTCAACCACCTTTTAACTATAGCGTTTTTAAGGGACCCCGTAAACCGTGGAAACCGAACCAATCAGGCGGGAAACCGTCCACTTATGCTACTTGAGGCACGTTCCACCGCGCTGTGAATAGCATTTCAATCGGTTCTTCAGTTACTTCTTTATACGTATCTATTGTTATAGATTTTGACTGCTTTGTCATAATTTTCTTTTAGACTTTCTAAAACCTTGGATTGGGCGGTCTGCCAGGGCCCCGGAAACATCTTGTTAAGTCCAAAGTTCCCATTAACTTCTTTCTCCCTTTTATCTATTTCATCTTTCATATTTTCTAATGCGTCCTTGAAATCCCTTTTTGGTGTGGATTTTTTATTAACGACTTCATCTACTTTGGCTTTTAAGTCCATAGGGGCTTTTCGGGGCAGATTTATTTCACGGTCTTTCTTTTCAGAGCTTCTTTGTGCTTCCTCAACCGCTCCTTTTAATCTGCCGTACCGTGCAAGTTCCTCATCAGAGGGAGAATAGTCAGGGTCTTTAATTCTCCTTTCAAGTTTTTTAAGTTTACTCAACGCTTTTTCTAGAGGTGTGAAAGAAGAACCACCCTCTTTCAGACTTTTGTGTTGATGAATAGGAACTCTCGAAGAAGTCTCCGTTCCTTTCCTACATTGTCCCCCGGTCCCGTAGAGAGAGCCATCAGGCCTGACGCAGAGGGTGAAGTCGTACGAACCTGCTTCCTCAGAGTAGTTTAATTCTACTTTCTCTTTAACTAAGTTTGAGTATTGTTGAAGAGAATTTTCCGAAAAAGTTCCGTTCATGACTACCTTTTTCTAGGTTTTACCCTCACCAGTTGTTCTCAAAGTATTCCAGAGAGGGCCATTTGTCTTCCACCCAAAGGATGGTCTTAACAATGTCTGCCCTGGCTTTCATTTTGCTTGGGGCGATACCGTTATGCATGTGTGTGCCCCAGCTCGTACCATCCTCCCACACCAGCATCCAGTGCCACTCTTTTTTCGAGTCACACCACCAAACTTGAGCACTAGAGTTGCGTTCGTCAATGCGAACGGTGGTCATGTAACTGTTTCCTGAACCAGACAGTAAACTAAACTTCATCGGTCAGACTTGAGGCATTCTCGCATGATAATAGTTCCCGGCATGGCTTCAATCTCTAGCTCCGTGTCTTCTCCCCAACCCATTGCGTCAAGGAGATCATCAGGAAAAGTTAGAATAAGGTTCCCCTCCTCATCGGTACTACAAGAAGTAATATAGTGAGTGTTTTCAGACAATGGCATTGTTTTCCACCAGAATAAACTGGAGTGTAGGGTTTAGCATGAGGCTCTCGTTTATTTTTTGCTGAAGTGTTATCCTTGCTTTTTGAGTAGCTGTACGCTCTTCTAAAACGGTTTTTGTACCGTCCGGATTAATTTGCAGCAATTTTATAGTTCCTTCAGGGAACTTCCTGGGAGGTATCACTTGAAGCAATGTGTTTGTACAGGTCTGCGAGGATGAAAGTAACAGAGTCAATATCTTCACCCTCTTCGTGCAAAGAGCGTTTGGCTAAACCCAAAGTGAAAAATTCCCGACCTTGGACACTCCAACCATCTCCAGTCCAAAGTTTACCGGTTGCATTGACTACCAGGTACATCCCCTTAAAAACGGTTCGAAAGCAATATAGCCTCTAAATCTCTCGGTAAACTCAGTGCCCCAGCCATGCTTGAAGCAAGTACTGGTCTACTAAGACGGTGCTCGCCATACCACCCAAGTGATCTGCTAAACCTACATGCCTCGGGTCGTTCTCTTGATCCGAAGAATAGTTGAAAAATTCGTTGATGATGCCCAACAAAGTCATAATATAGTCAAGGTTCAACTCAACTAATTCAGAAGCGTTGCCGGTAGTCATCGAAATGCCTGGACCTTTAAACAGTTCGAAATCGGGATTAAACCCGAATGCCCGCAGTTGCTCGATTAGAGGGTCCATCAAACCTTCTATATCGCCATGAACTCGATCAAACAAAAGATGAGCCTCATAGAAATTCGGCCCACGAACATTCCAATGGCTTAGTTTAGAAACAATAATAGCATTATTTAAATACAATATTGCTCTGTTGGCTAAAAGTTCGAAATTAGTGTTATTCATTTTCTTTTTCTTTCTCTACGAGCAAGCAGTTCGGATTTTTTCATAGCCTTTTGTTGTGCACGGCTATTTTTCTCGGCAATGGCGTTAGCTTTGCGTTGAGATTGCAAAACTTTCTTCCTAAACAGTTGTTCTCTTTTTTCTTCAGGTGTTGAAACAGGTAAACCAGTATCGCACTGAACATCCATGGTCATACCAGGACCTAAAGATGAAACTGCAAAGTCTAAAAAGCTACTTTCTTTAGCAAACTCGTTTATATTCGAGTTAGCAGCTTCTGCTGCCATAGAATAGGCAGACAGAACAGCATCTTGTGAGAATCCACTATTTGCCATAGCCTTTTAGATTGACATTACATTTTACCCTTAATTTGTTGGGTTCGAGAGTCCGTATAAATTTCCACAGAAATTGACTTACCGCGCTGTTGAACCGCTAAGTACTCTGTTTGTGGGTCATAATTTGCCATGGCATCGGTCAATTTTTCTGAAAAAGCGTCTGCTTCTCCCCCATTTGGAAAAGTTTTCATAAACTCGAAAACTTGAGTCCAGTTCAAAAAGTTACAACCTGTCTCGTCGTAAAAATGAACTCCTCTCTGTCCTAAGTGTTCCTGGAAAGACTTTACAAGGTGCTTCATACGGAATTACCTCGGGGTACAAGAGCACCTGGAAGCTTTTGTTTAATGACAAGAGCAGGCTCGCTAATCATCGGGGAATGCCGAAAAGATGCGTTTTTCCCGTTCAGCTCGCTTCCTTCACATGCCTTTGCAGTGTCTTTGTCGTTTTGTCCTTTTTGAGTGCTCACGGTTAGTATTTAATGGACCATTTATTGGGAGCGGTTTCTTGAATTTGAAACGGAAATTGTTTCGGGTTAGAAGGGTCCGAATTGTCGTAAAAAACTCCACTGAATTCAGAACCGTCTTCGGATAGCAAATAGTTGTTATTTTCGTTGGGAGGATTACCTTCTGCGTCTGTAACAGAGCTTACGCCGTCAAGGTACACAGAGGCAATAACCTTTTGAAGGAATTTTTCAATCTTGTCGCTCAAATCTCCAGTTTCTGCAAACTCGAAGTCGCCAAATTCCGAGAAGTCAACGTTTCTGTTGGTGGCAATTCGGGCGGGATCTACGTAAAGTACTGACTTCGGGTCCGGCCATTGACTTCCGTCTACTTGAAGCAATTCGTCAAAAACTTCGCAGTAGTCTTCGTAAGTAGCATTGCTACCTAGATCGACACGGTCCATAAGCTCAAGCATGGATACCTTGCCTTCGGCGTACTCATGACGAAGATTCTCCAGATAGCTAGGGGGAATGGCACTTACATCTCCGCGAGTTGCCTCCCAAAGCATATCCCCTACTTTTCTAGCAGTCGCCTGAAAACCAGCGTCCGCTCCGAATTTCGGATTACGATCGTACGTCATGAATCTATACACTGCTACAGTTAATATACCCTTAATTTGGGTAGGTAAACTACTTACAATAAAGGAGAGGTTGCCCTCTCCGTTATTTTAAATTATTCCAGACGGTTTGTTTGAGGTGTATTGCTTCTCGATGCGGGCAGTTGCCTTGATCTTAGCAAATAGCCAGGTGAGGAATGCAGGTTTCATTTCCGCACCTCCACGACTTCATTGTGCTTGGTACCACGATAGGTTTCCGTGACAATATGTTTCTCAGGGGGAAGGTTTTTGCGAGCGTCGGTGTCATAAGGGACACCACGATACGTAGCGATTGACATTGGATTCTCCGAAATGTATGAACATTTCGCGTTCCTTCAGCATGTGCCTACTTCCGTTTGCTATTTGCAAATAGCAAATGAACGTATTTGATCTTACCCTCTGGTAGAGTAGGCAGGCTGTAAGGTACCGCCGCCAGGCCCATCGTTATCGTCATCTATGCTATCTTGCAACAAGGCGATCACAAGTAGAACAGAGATAATAAAAGCTGCTGCATAAAACGGGTTCACAGCGCGTTGCCTCGTGGAAGTGCTTCTTCCGGGAAGATGAAGTTTTCGTGCGGTTGGTCTACAGGAGCCATCCAAGCGCGAAGACCTTCGTTTAGAAGAATGTTTTTAGTATAAAAAGTCTCGAATTCTGGGTCTTCCGCTGCACGAATCTCCTGACTTACAAAGTCATAGGCACGAAGATTAAGGGCAAGACCAATAATTCCAATCGATGACACCCACAGACCCATCACCGGAACGAACAACATAAAAAAGTGTAGCCACCTTTTGTTACTAAAAGCAATACCGAAAATTTGACTCCAGAAGCGGTTGGCGGTAACCATCGAATAGGTTTCTTCCTCTTGAGTCGGCTCAAATGCCTTGAAGGTATTTGCTTTTTCACCATCCTCGTAGAGAGTGTTTTCTACGGTTGCTCCGTGAATAGCACAAAGGAGGGCGCCACCGAGAATACCCGCAACCCCCATCATGTGGAACGGGTTCAGGGTCCAGTTGTGGAAGCCCTGCAGGAACAGCAGGAAGCGGAAGATTGCCGCGACACCGAAAGAAGGGGCGAAGAACCAACTGGATTGACCCAGTGGATACATTAAGAATACGGAGACGAATACTGCGATAGGGCCAGAGAACGCGATTGCGTTATAAGGTCTGATACCGACCAAACGCGCAATCTCAAACTGACGGAGCATGAAACCGATTAGAGCGAAAGCCCCGTGGAGGGCCACGAAAGGCCAGAGTCCCCCAAGTTGGACCCAGCGGACGAAATCCCCCTGAGACTCAGGACCCCAAAGTAGAAGAAGAGAATGACCCATAGCGTCAGCAGGCGTTGACACAGCTGCCGTGAGGAAATTAGCACCCTCAAGGTAACTAGACGCCAGCCCGTGGGTGTACCAGCTAGTAGCAAACGTTGTGCCAGTAAGCCAGCCACCAAGGGCCAAATAAGCAGTGGGAAAAAGAAGTAGTCCAGACCAGCCCACAAAGACAAAGCGATCGCGTTTAAGCCAGTCATCCAGGACATCGAACCATCCCCGTTGAGGAAGAGAAAGGGTTGAAGCAGTCATAGTAAGGTTACGATCAGATACACACCGAATAAAAAGCCCCCGACCGTTTAAGCCAGGGGCAAGGAACTTTAACTACCTAGGGTCAGCCGATGGCTGGGGCAGTCAGAGCGACCTCACTGACACCAGCAGCAGCCAGGTCAAGGGGGAAATTGTGTGCGTTTCTCTCGTGCATCACTTCCATGCCGAGACCAGCGCGGTTCAGCACGTCGGCCCAAGTATTCAGGACATGGCCCTGACTATCCATAACGGATTGATTAAAGTTAAAACCGTTCAGGTTGAAGGCCATCGTGCTCACGCCCAGGGCGGTGAACCAGATGCCGACGACAGGCCAGGCAGCCAGGAAGAAGTGCAGGCTGCGGCTGTTGTTGAACGAGGCGTATTGGAAAATCAGTCGTCCAAAGTAACCGTGGGCAGCCACGATGTTGTAGGTCTCTTCTTCTTGACCAAACTTGTAACCGTAGTTCTGAGACTCGTTCTCAGTGGTCTCGCGAACAAGAGAAGACGTAACCAGAGAGCCATGCATGGCGCTAAACAGCGAACCACCGAAGACCCCAGCAACCCCGAGCATGTGGAACGGGTGCATGAGGATATTATGTTCGGCTTGGAAAACCAACATGTAGTTGAAGGTTCCGCTGATACCCAGAGGCATTGCGTCACTGAAAGACCCTTGGCCAAACGGATAGACAAGGAATACAGCTGAGGCTGCGGCAACCGGGGCAGAGTAAGCGACACAGATCCAGGGGCGCATGCCCAGGCGGTAGGAGAGTTCCCACTCACGTCCCATGTAGGCGTAGATGCCGATGAGGAAGTGGAAAATCACCAACTGGAAAGGACCGCCGTTGTACAGCCACTCGTCGAGGCTGGCGGCTTCCCAGATCGGGTAGAAGTGAAGACCGATAGCGTTGCTAGAGGGAACAACAGCACCGGAGATGATATTGTTTCCATACATAAGAGAACCAGCAACAGGTTCACGAATGCCGTCGATGTCGACGGGAGGAGCGGCGATGAAAGCAACAATGAAGCAAGTAGTTGCGGCAAGCAACGTTGGAATCATCAGGACGCCAAACCAGCCAACATAAAGACGATTGTTGGTGGAGGTCACCCATTCACAGAAAGATTCCCAGCCGGAATTAGTTGAGCGGCGAGAAAGAGTAGAAACAGTCATTGATCATAAGAGTACATATTTGCAGAGAATACTCAGCGGAGTCACGAACTGACCGCCTACATCTCAATTATACCCTTACGTTTCGAAATGTAAACTTTAGTCCTCTTCTTGGGTTTCTTCTTCTCCTCCAAAAACCTCCGTCTTACCGTCCGGGTGCTTCAACTCGAAATAAAAATCGTTCATGCGGTTAGTAATACCGCTGCTTTTTTGCTGTTCAGGCTCAGGTTTTTTCATCTCAATCTAGCTCCACGATTAAATTTTTGCCTTCTTTGGTCACTTTGCGAATGGTTTGTTCGGTTCCTCTGGGGAGGATAGCCTCGTTCTCGCTTTTAACTTCTGAGAACATGTTAATGGGTGTAATACTCTTACTTCGGGTCACAAATATTATATTCCTGCCAAGTCTGTTAGTAAAGTGCTCCGCTTGCTTCCTTTCCGCTGAGTACGAGCCATAGCCCGGGTCTTTCATCCTAGCACCAGGTTTTGCGTTTTCCAGGGCTTTATAAAGTTGTTCGGTCTGCCCGGGATAAACTTGTATGCCTCTGTAAAACCGTTCTCCGGTCTCATTTTTTGGAAGCTTGTTTAATGCCGCATCAAACTCTTTTACGAAAGTTTTTGAGACTTTAGGGTCACGGCAGGTTGGTGGGTTTCTAAGGCAACCGTTCATGTTGTCGTAAGACCTAGCACTTTGACCCCCGGTTTCTTTGGTATAGTCTGCTATTACTTTTTTGTCTTTTGCGGTTAGGTTAGCGGCCATTTGCCCTGCCTCCCGTTTAGCTTGTGCCTTACTGAAATCTTTTTCTTCTTTCGTCCTTGCCGCTGCCTCTTTCTTCATTTTCTCCTCCGCAGCTTTTGTTTCTGGAGAATTTTTAATTTTTTCCGCAACGGCTTTGAGCTTTTCGTTTAAGCTCATGGCACCGTTAATGTCACCCTTTTTCACAAGCTCCTGCTGCTTTCTCATTAAAGCGGCGTATATCTCTTTGGCGTCGCCTTTAACAGGTTTAGCGGGTTTAGAAGGTTTGGCAGGCTTTGAAGCTTTTGGTGCAGCAGCGATTTTTGGTTTAGCTGCTTCTACGGTTTTAGCTTCTTCTGTACCTTTGCGGCATTTACCGCTGGTTCCGTAGGCAGTCCCGTCAGGGCGAACACAGCGAGTGAAATCGAAGATTTGCTCTTCAGAGAGACCCTCGGCAACCAAATTTTGAAACGCAGAAAGTGCGTCGGGAGAGAAGTTTCCTATCATCCTTGTTCTTTAATAATTTTGTCAATTCTCCGAGCTTCCTTCAACTGGTCAGGACTCATTTTCGCCCGCTGTTCACGCTTATCCGCGGTCGCCCACCGCTTTGCTGCAGCATCACGCTTGCGCTCCGCTTTCGCCGCCGCACGATCCGCCTTGTTGGCCTCAGTGATTAATTTTTGCAACACCTTCCTTTTCTGCGCCGGTGACATTCCAGTCGCCTCTTTCAGCATTTCCGTGTGTTGTTTGTAATTTTTCACAGCCTCGTTTGCCGCCTTGCGTGCAGCTTTCGCTTCATCCCACGCCGCTTTATACTCTTCCTTCGCTTCTTTGCTTGCTTTTTGTGAGGTAGCTTTAGGCGCCGACTGCGGCTCTACCCCCCTGGCCTTCAGCTTTTCTTCCAGGTCCCGTCGGCGTTCGATTTCGTTCTTGTACGCCTGGTGCCCAGCGGTGCCAGGTTTGTAGGCTGCCTTTCCGTTCCACAGTTCGTCCTTGCTCATCTTCGTGATTTGCTCAGCCGTGGGGTTCTCCGGGGGCCGCTTGCCTCCTACTGGGGGACTCCACTGCTTCTCTTTATTTAACCTACCCGTTCTCTTAGGTGCTTCTTTCTCTTTGGCTCCGGTTTCACTCCCTTGGCGGCATTTCCCAGCAGTGCCGTAGAAAGTTCCGTCAGAGCGCATACAACGTGTGAAGTCGTACACTTCGCCTTCCGCGAAGTCTATGCCGGCTTTTTCGGCAGCTAGGTTAGCATAAAGTTCGAGAGCTTCTTCGGAGAAATAGCCTTTCATTGGAGCATCAGATTCCGTTCTGACTTATATTTTACCCTCTTGTTTGTGTATCCACTGTTTCAAACCGTGAACATAGTCTCTCAAGTGTTGTGCTTGTTCCGAATGCCAGTTTTCTCCCGTTTCAATGTAAAGTTGAGTATGTTGATCAACAGCTTTTAAACAAGATTTTATAACAGGGTTCCAAGGTTCACGTAACGGCGTATCCCACTCTCTTGGCATAGGTCAATACTCTTCAAGCTCCCTTAAGTATTGAATAGCTACTTTTTCTTCTTCTTGTTTCTTTTTATTGGCCTCCGCGTACTTTTTCCGAGTGCGTCGAACCAACTCCACGTAAGGGTCGTTATCAAGTTTCGGATTATCCCAATCAACAAGTTTCGAGATTTTGTTTAAGTCTTGAACCACCGCACGGGGTTCGTCTTTGGCTGGCTTGCTTAATCCAAAATCCACCAGTTTGACGTTGTTGCCATCCACGAGAAACTGCTGACTGTGCATATCGTGGTGACTGAAACCCATTTTGTGCAAGTCTCGAATCGCTGCTGCTGCCTTTGTAGCTTGCTCAGCATTCATTGAGGGTTCGTCTTCAGCTCTTGAATACCCTTTCCACAAAGGGCGTCCTAAAGCTCTTTCCATTTCAATATGATTTTCGCTGTGAGAGAAAACTTTAGGAGAGTGACCGAGTTCACCCATTTTTGTGGCAAGGTCAACTTCATGTGGCCCGAACTCACCCTTGACGCCATTGTGCTCGAGCAATTCTTTTACTGCTTTCTTGCCGTCAGGGCTCATAGAGACTTTGCCATAGTTACCCTCAGCTATGGGTTTCCAGTCTGAATAAGGGTTTGCCTGTTGAATCGTTTTGGCAACTTTAGATAAATTCTCACTAAGTTGACCTGACAACTCAACTCGGCAATCTTTCATCTGTGCGATACAGGTTGCTGAGCAACTTTTTCCTTTTTTGCAATTCTTCAAGGGTCACCTCTCTGCTACTATGGCCCAGCCGCTCCCGTCGCCTTCAATTGCCCACCGAGAGACGAGAACGTTTTTACTATAGTTTTTACCTTTGCCGTCGACATTGGTGTAGGTACCGTTGGCGTGGTTGATTTCACCGTAAGGGTCATTAACAACGTACCAACAACCTCCGGGAGCTTTTGAGTCCATGATTTTTCCAATCACCACAATCCAGTGCCCGCCGGAAGGTTTGGAGGGTGTTCCATGGTGAAGTATTCCCACTGGCACGGGTATACGTTTCGCGAGTTGGGCGTCAATCATTGCGAAAGTACCGTTTGTTACAAATCGGCTCTTTACTCCGAAGTGTGCCAGTGTGCGAACTTCAACAACGGAATCTGTAGTGTCGCCGATTGAGAATAAGTAATCGAGGTAGGAATCATCGCCTTGCTTTCCGTGGGTTGCCTTGAGTGTTCCGGGGCGGAAATACTCAACCAACATGGCACAACAAGTGGCGAAACAAGTTCTCTCCTGGTCACGGAAATTTTTCCGCTGAGAGAAATAAGGCACCTCCAAGATGCCCGAAGGTTTGTCAGGTTGAGGAATTTTAGACCTAAATTGAACCACCCATTCTGACTCCGCTAGCTTACAGTCCTCCGGCAGGCGAGAGTGCAGCAGTTTAACTGCTTTCACGTGGTTCGAATTATTTGGATCAAAAAATTTGAAGAAATCTACAAACTTTTCTGCAGTTATTGGTGAATTGCTGATTGGTTGGTCGTGCGGTTGTGGCTCTACCGGGGCAACAGGTTGAGGAGCTGGAACAGGTGTATTATGCTCTTTAGTGATTTTGAGAAGTTTTTCGGCATAATTAGGATCGGTGGCATACCCTTGCTTGACAAGGTCTTTTGCTGCTAACTCCACCGTTGCGTTATTATTTACACCTTTGTACCCTTTGTAGTCTTTGTACCAGCGGTCAACCAGCCACTTTATGCATTCCTCTGGCGTCGCAAAATCTTGAAATTCTGCTACTATATTTACGGTCTTCCCGTTATAGACTTCCTGAGTCGGGCATTTCGTTCCTTTGCCCTTGATTCCGAAAAAATTGTTCTTGCCGCTCGTCGACTTACCGTAGGCAGATTCTAATGCCCACTGAGCAGCAACTAGCTCCGGAAATTTTGCTCCAGCGTTTTTGGCCGCTGTGAATACGTTATCCCAGTTTGTTACCATAATAAAAAGAGGGACCCGAAGGTCCCCCACGAAACTATTTAAGGAACGGGATTTTGTTAATTAACCGAACCAAAGGCTGAAGTTGAATAAGCAGAGATTCCACACGTTGAACCGCAATAATTAGGCTTTTCAAGTCTTTCTCTACTGCATCCACACGGGTTGTAACCGGGGAGATTGCTTTCTCGAGCTCTTGAGCCAGATATTCACCTGGGGTTAACCCAAGAGCTCTCATTAAATCCTCGGTTGTCATTCAACTGGCCTTTTTCTTAAAGGGCCAAAGGCGACCAAAGAACGAGAGAAAACCCAGGATAGGCTTAAGGTCGTTCAGCAGACGTTGCAGCAAAGCTGCAGTCTCTTTGAGGTCTTGCTCGACAACGTCAATGTCTTTACCAAGGGGCTCAATGACTTCCTCGATAAACTTGACAAAGTCGGTACCTGATCCGCCAAGAGTGGCATACTTCTGTTTGATTTCGTCAGGATTCATGATTCCTCAACATGTACATTTACTTCGACGACTTTAGCGTCGCGTTTCGGAATGCGAATGGTAAGCAAACCGAGTTTCAGATCGGCGTTGATGTTATCAGCATCAATTCTCTGCCCGATTGTGAAATATGCGGAACCGCGAGGAGTCTCAACTGTGAGGCTTCTGCCTTCGCTTCGAACTTTTAGGTCCGCAGGAGCTACTCCAGGGACTTCCACTTCGGCGATTGCCGCGTCTTCTTCCGTACGAATACGGTAGTTTAGGTTGTTCCGAGAGTTCGATTGAGCAAGAGGCATTTCAAGAGCGTTCACCAGTTGTGCAAACTCGCTGAAAATGGGGCTACGAACAATGTTAGTCATGGTAGTTCTCAGGGCTAAATAGCAAAATGTGAGAATGAGGGATTAACCTCAACGCTATTTTACCCTCACCCTAACATGCGTAAACCTTGCACCTCTTTGCTGGATCCGCCTTGTGGGTTTCCAGGTCCTCTTTCTAAGGCTGGTCCTGAGATTGACCTTTGTCCTTCTTCTCCTGAAGTCTTCATGTAACTAGGGATTTTAGAAGAGCGTTTACCGCCTGCCCCTGTTAATGTAGCTTCGACATCTAATTCGTTTGGAGGGGAGAAATTACCTTTTTCTGTGGGTCCTGTCTTCCCGGTTTTAAATTGGTCGTTCCAGTTTGTCTCTCCGTACAATAAATTTGTAATTGTCTCAGCTGTTTCTTCAGTGTAACCCAAAGATTGAATTCTTTCTGAGTATTCTTTTTTGCTTTTGCCACATACGCTTAAGGCTATCGCAATAGCTTGTTTACGGTCTTTGACTAAGCCACCTTTTTTGCCTTTTTTGCCTGTTCCGGAGTGTAAGTCTCCCGACTTAAATCTCCGCATTTCTTGACCCACGCAGTCTTTGCTGGACTTGTCTACAGGCATATTATTACTATATTGAGTTATTATTTTTTACCCTCAATGTAGTCTCTCAGCTCCCTTAGCTGGTGTGCTAACCGGGTCACCAAATCCAAAGATTCTCCGAGGAGCATTTCAAGCTCCTCGCGGCTTAGTTCTTTTAGGCGTTGCCGAACGCTAGTGACTTGAAACTCCTTCTCTAAGGGAAGGGGTGGCATTTCAAAAGGAATTTCCATGAGCTATATTCTGCAGTTCGAGAAATTTTTCACTGGCCCATTCTTTTTCTTCCTCAGACATTTCAACTTCGTCTACATGTTTCATTAGCATAGAAATTTCTACGTCGGACAAATTTTTGATGGTTTCTTTTAATTCGCTTGAAAGTAAAGTAGCTTTTGCTTCATCCACCTCGTAGACAAATTCAGGGGTAGACCAATCCTCAGGGCGGGAATCGTAAGACACATGGTAGTTATTTACCGACATCTCACATAAGAGTGCTTTTGTGTCTGTTATGTTCAGAATTTCCGCAATTTCTTTATAAGTTCGACCCTGGTTAAGTAACTCTAGTACCTCATTTTTATAGTTAGTTGTCCAGCGAGGGGCACGAACCATTCTCGAGTAATCTCTCAAAGCGTGTTGAATGTACCCCCTGGCTGTATTCCAAGCATAAGTGCTGTACTTTACATTCATGGTTGTGTTATAGCGGGTTGCTGCTACACACAATGCAAAATTGGCTATGGATTCCAAGTCCTCGCGAGTCAAAGAACCTGTTTGCCCCCCGGTCAAACACTTAGCCCCGTAGGCTAATCTACCTGCAATCCATTTATGTTCGGCAACTAACTCTTGCTGCTCTTTAGTTAATTGGGGGTAGCGTTTTAAGCGAGTTTTGGCCATGGTTTTAGGCTTCGCAGGACAAGCAATCGGCATAAGTGAACTCTGTTGATTGATTTTTTAGTTTGACATAATCACTGTACCCGCCAATATGTCTTCCATCTATCCACAACTGAGGTACGGTCTTAAACTCTTCTTGCCACAGGTTGCGTTGAACCGCTTCCTCTTTGGTCAACTCGGTAAAAGAAACCCCTTCTGTTCGGAGAAGTTCTTTTAGTTTTACGCACCAAGGGCAGTCAGTTTTTGTTACAACCTGCGCTCCATTGTTACGCTTTTTAGTTAAAAGTGACGAAGACTTTAAATAGTAAAGAGATTTAAGGCCCATCTTCCACGCAGATAAGTGAAGCCTCATAATGTAGGCAGGGTCAGACTCGGGGTCTACAAATAAGTTTAGCGATTGCCCTTGACATATAAACGGTTGTCGGTCAGCAGCTTGTTTAATTAATTCAAATTGATCAACTTCACGGGCTGTTTTAAAGATTTCTTTTTCCTGCGAGGTTAGGCACTCAAGATCTTGGACGCTACCTTTTGCTTCAAGAATGTGTTCCCAAATCTCGTTGTTGATTCCACGATCACACAGCAATTTCTCTAAAACAGGGTTTTTTCTAACGTAAGACCCTTTGGCTTGTTTAGCGACAAAATAGTTGCTGTCAATAGGTTCAATACCTTGACTAAACGCGCCACTAATGACTGAATTAGTCCGAGTAGGAGCAATAGCGAGAAGATGAGTATGACGCATCCCACTGCCCATGCACCATTCGGGTTCCCCAAACTTGATGGCCAATTCTCGTGAGGCAATTTCTGCTCTTTCTCGAACCCACCGATGTGTTTCGATGTTGAGTTTGCGAGCGCCTGACGAAGCAAAAGGTAATCCACGTTTCTGATAGAGAGTATGTAAACCCATGGTGCCGAGCCCCAATGCCCGACTTTTTTCTGCAAAACGCACCGAGCGGCCGAGGCCAACTTTGTGCTCACCTTTGCGGATGAATTCACTAACAACAGCGTCTAGTAAATGGACGGCAATTTCAGGCACTGTGCGACCTGTAACCGATGATTTCCAATTACTAAATTCATCGTATTTGCTAAGATTGAGGCTACTCAAGACGCAAACGAACGAGTGGTGCTCGTCAGTGTGAAGAAAAATTTCTGAGCAAAGATTTGATGTCTTGACTGAAAGACCTCGTTCTTTATAGCACTCCGGATTTTGACGGTTAGCGTTGTCAATAAACACCAAGTAAGGGGAACCAGAAACCATCCGAGTTTTCAGGACCTCGCCAAAAAGTTCTTGTTTGTGTGAATCTCCAGCAATCATCGACTCAATCCACTCATCTGTAATAGTGAGCGCCACATTCGAGTCAATAAATTTTCTCGGGTCTCCCTTGCTATGGTCTTTTGCACGTAAGAGCTCAGGAACGTCGGGATGATCGATGGGTAGATAAACGGCGAAGGACCCCCTGCGGACTCCCCCCTGTGAGACAACCCTGGCGGCGAGGTCGTACTGCTGTGCCCACGGTACGATGCCTGTTGATTTTCCTCCCCCAGAGATAGGAGCGCCAGCGGGACGAACGTCTCCCATGTATACCCCGACTCCTCCTCCATTTTTACTTAGTTGTGCGACTTCTTTAAGATGCGAATAAATACTGCTAACACTATCGCTGAGATGAACGCTATAGCAAGAGATCGGGAGGGCCCGTGAAGTCCCGAAGTTAGCAGCAACGGGACTAGCGAGACCAATCCACCCGTTCCAAAGGCAAGTAAAGAGATCGTCAAAGAGTGTAGGGTCTTCATTAATTGTTGTAGCTGCTTTTGCAACCCTTTCGAACATTGCTCGTGGAGTTTCGCCCGGTAGCAGGTAACCTGCCGATAGTGTGTGCATGCCCTCCTCAGAGAGCCATTCGGGAGCAATTTTCATACAAGGACAAGGTCTAGAGTCTGAAGGTTAACACCCATAAAGTCTTGGGTCGGTCGACTGATATAGTTAGCTCCGTCAGCTTTTTGGGCAAAAAAGTCTGTACTTGTGGCTCCCTTCATAAGAGGGTGGAACCATTCTTTAATACGCCCAGCAGCAGATTCATCGTAAAGGAACGTTTTCTGAATGCCTAGGCGCTTCAGACGTTCGTTCGCTCTGTAAAGTATATATTCATGAACATCGTCCTTGTTGATCGTGCTCAGTGTCCGACCTTCGAAAATTTTGTCCAAAAAGGCAAACTCATTTTCCAGCACCGTATCGAAACCTTGAACAATGCCGCGAGTTTCCTCCATAGTTAGAGGGTCTTCAGCGATCAGGTTCCTAAACAATTTGATGCCTGTGTCTGAATGTTGTTGTTCATCCAGTGCGCTCCAACTGATGATTTGAGCGATGCCCTTGAAACGGCCAGTAAGGTTTAACGAAAGCAAAACAGCGAAAGAACTAAAAAGAGAAACACCCTCTCCGGCCCCGCTAAACACCGCAAGTGACTCTTTAACTCCCCGTTCGTTCAAAAAATGGTTAATCTTAGTTTGAGCAACGGGGTCTCCAAGGAACGCCTCAAATTCATCCAACCCTAAGGTGTCGGACAAAAGATTGTAAGCCTCAGCGTGAACAATCTCATTCAGGCTAAAAGCTCGAGCCACGGCTGCAATTTCATGCTTAGGAAACCAATTCGGAATTGAAGCCCAGTAATCACTAACGTGGCATTCAAACTGGGTAAACCCACGGAGAATTCCCCCAATAATTTCACGTTCGTCTTGGGTTGAGTTTTGCCAATCACGAATGTCGCTTTCAAAAGAAACTTCTTGGGGTCTCCATACAGAAGACAGCGCTTTCTGGTAATAATCAAAAAATTCTGGGAATTCAAACTCCCCGTTAATTTTATAGGGTTGCCGGTACTCTCGAATTGACATTCCGTTTGTTCATACGTTTTTCTTCTCGCTGAGCGAGATATTGTTTGCGGATGGGTTCGTGTTTTGCTTCGTCCCACCAGTCGGGTTTTTCGCTGTAACGCCATTCGGCGTACCCTTTATAGCCGTTGATGTAGTTACGGTAAGCAGTGACAGGGTCACCGGGAATCTTAAACTCTTCAGGCATTGCTTGAACGAACTCAGTGTGGTCGAACCATTTAGCCCAACCGTACTCGTAATTTGCCTCAAGAAGGTTGTTAATCTGTTCTAGCCCGTAACTTACACCATGGGTTTTTTCATACCGCCTAGCGTATTCATCTACCATTTCGTAGGCATGGTCTAACAACCAGAAAACATTACAAGGACTTTCGTACAACCACTTAGCGCAAGGGTGATGGGCAAATCCTTTAGTACCGTAGTTAGTTCCGTCTGGTTTTTGAATGTAAACGCCATGGATGTTAAAGGCCCACGGAGTCAACAATTGAAGTGACTCTGTAGGCATTTTTACGATGAGTTTATCAGGCAAGTCGCGGGCGGCAAGCCTGGGGTCGTCGTTTACAGCGAAAATGTTCACGGTGGTTTGGAACAGGTGAGTTTAATATACTTTCGAAAACAGTAGGTAAACTGTTTAACTTTCTAATTTGGCGTATTTTTCCATGCGCTCTGTTTCGCGCTTCATGCGGGCAGCATACTCTGCACGTACTCTTTCCATCTCACGAATCTGGAGCATTTCTGCTCTTTTGGCCATTCGACCGATCATCCAAAAGATGGCCCAATTTCCGAAAAAAGTTCCGAGGGCCGAAGCCCCCAGAAATGTTAGAAAAGTAATCACCTTCCTTGACCCCGGTACCTTTTTTGACGAGCACGAGTGGGGGTGGCTGCCAAATTGGTATTGCGAGAACACCCTTGAGCACTTTTCTTTGGTTTTGACTCGATAATTGTTTTGCCTGTCAAACTGGACTTTACTTTAGCCATGTTGGTTATCTAAGGTTTTAAGGTAAATACGAAGCATTTCTTCAAATGCCTTGCTGAAGATTTGTTTGTGCTCTTCGGACTGACTCCAGAAGTTCAGCCACTCTGCACAGGCAGTGCCCTCAGGAGCCAAAAGAGTGAAACCTTCATCCCAATCTTCAACCTGTAGGTCTTGGAGGGTTTCGGGAGAAGGCCACCACATTTCATTTAATGTAGGTTCGTCCGAGTTCATGGGTTGCATGTGCAAGAAGCACAAAGAAGGTGATAGCGGTCACCGTGAAGATGGTGGCTACCATCACCAGATGCCAGGAATGATTTGACCCGTCACAGCATAAGCACCAAGAGCAGCCATAACGCCAAGCATTGCCAGGCGTCCGTTCAGTTTTTCAGCTTTTTCGTTGTGAGTCACAGAGAAATCCTTGTTAGGGTCTACATACATCTTGGGCTCTTTAGCGAACATATTTTGTTGTCCGCGCTCATTCGTAGTGACTGTCATTAGTATAGTGCATAGTCACTGCTAGTATAGTTGTTGTAACTTTTCGTAAACTATTTCTTTAGGTTTTGCTCTTTCTTGGATTTCTTTTCTTGCAACCAGCGTTCGAAAAACGCAATTTCTGCAGATGAGTATTTCTGTGGCTCTTGAATAGCCTGCTTAACCAGCTTCTTTTTCTTCATCTTTTAACCTCTTTAAAGTCATATTCTATCGGTTTAAGATTTTCTATGAAAATCTCCATCCCCTTGCGACAATCCATGTCCCCGCACGTATAGATATCTAAAGCGCAGGACTGGGATTCAGGAAAGGTGTGAATACTGATATGAGACTCAGCCAAGGCATACACTACTGTTACTCCTTGCGGTTCAAATTGATGAGAAAATCTATTCAATACGGTGCAATTCAAGACTGAAACAGATTTCTCAAAAATTTCTAGAATTTTTTGCAGATTGTTTAGGTCTGAAAAGGGGACTCCATACAAGGAAAGCAGAATGTGATTACCCAACTCACGAACCCTCCGGGGTTGTTTTACTGAATATATTTTTTACCCTTTCCTTCAGTTCTTGAACAGTTAATGCACCTTGAAGATGACCCTCAAAAGACCCTGTATTACTTAGAAAAACATACACTGGCAGGTCAATAGTATAGTCTGGGTTCAGAGCATGTGTCTCCACACACCGGTAAAGTTGAGTCATTGTGATGGGTCTACTACTTGTATTTGGTTGAACAACCTCATTCAAGTCTACTTCTTCGAACTTTAAACCTGGAAACCCTTCAAAAGTGGATCGGTCATGTTTAGACATGTGTTTGCAAATGTCGCAATCATCGTCGTAAATTTTGTAGACTTTCATTTCAGTTTTTTACAAATTGAGCCAGTTCAGGGTGTTTTTCACGAATGATTTTAGAGAACCTAGAAATATGAGATTGCACTGCTTGCTTGGTCATGCCATATTTTTTGGCCACCTCCCCCTGCCTGAGAGGTTTTTGACCGAGAAGCCCGAACCTGTCACAAACAATTTTTGCTCTTTTACTGCTAACTGAGCCACAACCGCTAACCACCAGGTCGTGAATTTTTTCTGAGATAAAGTCGTCTTCGACTTCGTAAGTTGCCGTATCTTCCAAATTTTTAGCCCAGTCGCTTTGTTCCAGAGAGAGCATATATTTGGGAGTTTTATTGTGCTTTCTTGCCACTCCCTGAACAGCACCTCTTACTTGGGGGTAAACCCAAGTCATGAATTTGCATCCACGCTCGACGTCAAAAGTTTCAATCGCTTTGACTACACCCAACAGTCCCTCTTGCACGAGATCTTCCCTGCTATGAGAAGGTGCCATCCAAGCGTACTTGTTGACGAGTTTATTAACAAGGGGGGTGTATTGAACTACAATTTTAGTGATAGAGCGGGCGTCGCCCTTGATTGCGGTTTTCAGAAGGTCGAGATCAGCCATGGGGTGATGTAACTAGAGTTAGTATACAGCTGTTTACAGCCCCGGTAAAGGGCGGATAACCGAACCGAGTTAGATTCCTGCTTTTCTGAGAGCCATCTCCATTTGAAATGCCCTTTCTTCCCAACCTATGCCTCCTTCGTTACCCTGAGCAGGGTTTATGCATCGGTCAACCTTCTCGGGAGCCAATTTTCGGCAAACGAGCGCATTGAGATCGGCGTCTTTGCCGGTTTTTCCAGAGCTCCAGTACAACTGGTCTGAGACCCAACTGGCTCCGCAGACGGGGCATACTCGACACTGCATGAGTTGTCATCCCAAAAATAAAGAACTAAAACACCTGCCTCAAATAGCAAGTCGTTGGCCAGTGTAAAGTTCTTTGCCCATCGTTCAGGTCCCGTTTTTGGATCTGGGCAGATGACTTTAGATATCCCTGCTTGAATAAGTGCTGAGGCACATTGAGTGCAAGGGGGCCAAGTAACGTAAGCTGTGGCTCCTTCTGTTGAACCGCCGTTTTTTGCAGCGTTGAAGAGAGCGTTCTTTTCAGCGTGAATGATTGTTTGAAGTTTAAAGTCGCGGTCTGTGTAACGGTCTAAAGAATCTGAAAGAGACGCAGGCAAACCGTTATACCCTGTACTAATTATACGCCGTTCGCGAACCAGTACACAACCGCATTTTGTAGAGGGATCTTTGCTCCAGGATTGCACCTCTTTGGCAATCCGCATGAAGCGTTCATCCCATTTGTCCAAGTGAGGGTTCACAGTGGCACTCGATGTATTCGGTGAGGGCATCGGCGAATTGGTTGCAAATATCTTTTCGAGATTTAAATTTTTGGCCGTAGGATTCAGAGCTGTGTACAAAACCGTCCCAACATGCTTGAAGTTCGGCGATTCCGTACTCAACTTGAATAAAAGATGTAGCTTCTGCCAGTGTGAAATTACCGGAAGCAGCCATCATCATCTGAAAAAATGAACACTGAGAAGCAATCATCGGTTGTCACCAGAGCCAGTAAGAACACCCCGCTCCTTGCGTGAAGCGAGTTTGAAAAGGTTCAAGTCAAAGATCTCATCGAGAGAGTAATCAAGTTCGTGTGCTAGCACTGCAAGGTACCAGGCTACATCTGACAACTCTTTAGCAACAGCATCACGGACTTCGTCAGTCAGGACACCGTCGTTATCTCGAATCACCTTCTTTAGTTTGTCCGCCACTTCGCCTGCCTCCCCGACAAGGCCGAGAGCAGGATAAACAAAGTTCGCTCCCTGGTTTGGGTAGATAGCCGTTTCGAGAGCGCGAGTCTGGTATTCGTTACCGTGCATTGATTTTTCTGTAAGCGTATCAGTATACTGGTTGCCGGAGGGCGGTAAACTTAGTACTCTATTTCGATCTCTTCCACTTCCCCGTTGTTGACTAGCTCGTCCCAGTCAAGAGTGGCCACCCCTAGAAAAAACCGTACCGTGGTCGCAATTTTGGAAGAGAAATTAGCAACTTTATTCAGTAATTCTTGAAAAACAAGCACTTCATACGCAAATTCCTCCACAGAAATTTGAGGAATCATCACATGAGCAGAAATTTCGTTACCCTCCATTACGAAATACAAGCTCGTAGGGTTACCTCCCCGGTTGAAACATATCGGAAAAATTAGCTCTTCTTGCCTCATTCGCGTGGAAACCAGTAGACTGTTCCAGTCGTTGGTTTCTTTTTGGAGAAGGTGGTTTACAGTTTGGGAAACTTGTTTTGAATCGAAACCGTATTCGTATTCTTCGTTGGCAGAAGCTACTACAGTAACTGCAGTTAAATACACGCCGAATAAATCTGATTTACCTTTTTTGGTAACCAGGTTTTGTAGAAAAACGTGCGGATCCGATAGTTTAGGAGACATGTCAATAGTTGGGTTGGGATGCCTGTGGTAAATTTTGGTAATGAATTGACCCGCCAATTTCAGAGGTTTTAGTCGGATCGTTCTTCATTACTTCTCTGGTATTGTTTTGGACCCTATTTTTTCTGACTCCTTTTTGGTCATCAAACATAGGGTGTGTTTTTAACAGGTCCATCACATTCCTTTTAGCTTCCAGACTGAAGCTTCCAAAATAACGCTTGTTTGCGTCATCATCAGAGTCTTCGGCGAATTTAGGTTGACCTAAATCTTTTCGAGATTTAGCTTTTCTGTTTAAGCTTCTTTGAATGTGAAATTGTCCGGTGGCATTTTCATAACCTCCGGAGCTATTAATCGGAGAAGGTGCGTCCGGAGTCTTTGTGTCTTCCTCCAGAGAACGTTGTGACTTAAAGAGGAAGTCTTCATACATAGCTTGTACTCAAGTCAAAGGTAGTCGCAAACTAGGGACAAATGAGTTTTCTCCGACCCTTCTAACCCCAATCACATATTTTGCAGTGAAATACTTACCTATTTCTGGTACGACGTAGTTGTAACGGGTAACTTGCCACAACGGAATTAGAAAGAACGAGTGCTCTTGATTTTCGGTGCCTTTGGCATAAAGTTTCAGAAGTAGACGGGGAGTGTACTGCTCACAATAACACTCGAGTTCCTGAATAGTACCAATTTTGTCATACAAGTTGGCAGGATCGTCAATGCAAACGTTGCCTTCCGACTCAAGTTGTTCTTTTAGGCGAAGTTGCTTAGTACATTCGTATGTATAGGAATCCACAGTTTCTTGGGGGGAGGTTTGAAAATCAACCATTATTTTTACCCCCTGAAGAAATTACTGGGTTATACAAACGGTTTCGGGCGTCAAGCCTGAATTTCTCCGCCCTGTCGGGAGAATAGTTCTTATTCTCCAGCCATTCGTCTACGCAGTGCGTTTCGGTGAGACTCAAGCGTTTCTGATCCTGCTCACACAAGGATTGAAACAATTCCTCTCCTTCTTTCTTCAATTCTTCCCAAGCGTGACGCATATTTTCCCAATTTTCAATTACGTAATTTGCTGAACCTCCGATTTTAAAGCCATCTCTCATGACAAGTTTTTCCATAATGTCTTTAATGACTTCCGCAGCGGTAATGTTACCGGCGTTCCTTCCATTGAACTCGAAATGAGCAATCGCCTTTTTGATCGACTCCCATCGAACTTCCCTGAAACCTTGGTAGTAGTGAGTTGAAGGTCTACCAGCAATTTCCCACTGCCTCTTCATTTTCGACATAAGGTCAAGACCCGAAGGATCCACACCCAAAAAGTAAAAATGATCTAGACAATCTCGAAGAATTTCGGGAGTTAATTCAGGTATGTCCGTATTGCCTGTGCGAAGCAACCAGGCGAAAGCCATACCGTTCACGAGTGCTTGAGTAACATCCGCCTTGAAGCGGATCCTCTGCCGAGTCGTCCAGTACCGGACCTCGACTTGGAGTCGGTTAATTGACGGATCACGAGTGTCCGTGATGATATGCCAGAACCGGTCTGTCGCCAAGCGCAAGCACCAGAGATAAAGCGCCTCTTGACTGACCCCGAGTTTGTTTGCAAGATACGGGATATGTGCCCGTGGGCGGAGATCCGGTGAGCCTTCCGATACGGTTCCCTCCAGATTCTCTCGATTCTTCGCCACTTCGTACTCGCGATAGGTCGAAATGATTTTGATTCGATCGATAATGCCTGGATCAAGATCGTAGGCGAACTTACTATTCCAGTCGTTTGAGTTAACCAAGATAACAGTCTTCGGCCAAATCTGTTCAGCATTTTGGAATTTTTCCTCGACTTGGAATAGCCCGTTGGTAATCAGGATTTTGGTTTCTTCGGCTGCGAGGAACTTCTTGAGCGACGCGAGACTGGTGTCGTCTTTGTAGGCGATGTCAGAGAGAGCGGCGGCTTTGAGACCAAAGCGATCCTCGGTTGATTTAAATGTATGGGTGACGAATCCACAGCGTTGGAGGGCTGCGGTGAGGCCGTTAAAGAGAGTGGATTTCCCGAGACCAGCGTCTTTCCCCACGATGACGCCTGCCATTCGGGCAGTATGGTCAACAGGCTCGGATCTACCAGGTGGGAGGTGATTTGCCCTCCCAACTCCAACTCGGCCAAGAATGAGTCGGAGCATTTCTTGTTCGGCTTCGGGGAAGATTGTGAAAACATCAGAAAACTTGACCTGATGAAGGACAGGGTTAAACCAATCCCGGTCAGGAACCCAGATACGAGGGTTGAGCACAACTTCACCACCCCAGCGCCCAGCTGGGTCAAATGTGTGTCCATAGTCAAGAGTTTGGTGGATATTTTTATTTTGATTAACTCGCTTCATTTTGAGCAAGCGTTCAGTGAAAGAAAGCAAATCGCTGTCTCCCCCTTTCGGTCTGAAAAAGGGCTCCCAAAAAGTTCTTACTTCTTGTGAACACAAGCTAGGGTCGAATGCTGCTTCAATTACTTCCCAATCGTCGTCTTCAGAAATATCTTGAAGAGGTTTAAATTCTGCAGGGTAAGTAATTCCTTCAATGTGCTTAAGCACCGTAGGTTTCAGGACCCTATGGTTGACATGATCACCGGTTTCATCCAATTCTACGGTGAAATTCCTAAGTTTAAGGAGTTCGATACCAGCCTGATACAGCTCGCTTACTCGAGTTGGAGGTGCTTTAGATTCTTCTTCTTCTTTCTTCTTGGAAGACCCAAAGGACCGAGCTTTTTTACGTTCCTTGGCTTTACCCAGGATCTCAATTTCCTGTTTGGTTTCGCCGAACGCCACGTTAAACGGATCGCTCATATGTGGTTTGAGTAGTTGTTTACGTAGTAATTATACTATAAAGGGCCAAAGGTAATTCCTTCGACCCCAATTATTTACTTGAGTTTAGAAATCAAGAGCAAAAGACTCAGGATCCTCTGCGAACGCAGTGCACTTCAGAGCGACTTTGGCAGTAGGAAAACCGTTGTATTCCCCATGCTCAATAACGCGGAGAGTTGCAGGATTCTCGCGATCAATCACCGGTTCAGCGGCGAGAGTTTTCTTAAGAGCATTGTTCGGACGAACGATGGCCCAGTCAGAGACCTCGGTTTCGACGTCCATCCACTCGCCGTCAACTTGCTGACGAACAGGGGCAGTAAAAGGCTCGTCAACCTTTACTTGCAGGAAGTAATCGGTGCCGTATTGACCGCCTTCTTTGACGCGGTACATGGTCACCTGGTAATCGCCAATCGGCAAATGAGCCACTTTGACGAAAGGTCCCTGCATCCGTTCGCCGGAACCGCTGGACTCCCCACGCTTCGAAAGATCTGAGGCAACTTGCACTTTTTCGGCAATTGCTTCGGGGTTTTCGTCGAGAAGGAGATCGAGCAGGTCTGCAGAAATTTTGTCTTCGTAATCTGCGGAACGAACCGGAATCGGCAGAGTGTAAAGTACGTTATCCAACGTAGAAGAAACACTCAGAACTGGTTCCGTGTATTTGCCAATTTGCTCTTCTTTAAAAGCAAATTTGGTGTTTTTCGGAGCGCCATTCACGGTGATTTTACCGGGGCTGACTTCCAGGGGAATGTCGCGGTCACCCCAACGAATTACCAGACCTTTTTCTTCAGTCGAGAAAACAGTGGGAGAGTAAAGTTTTTTGAAAATTCCGTTTGCATCGGCACGCACAGTGAAAGTACTGTTTTCGCCGTCAAACGTTTCACCAGTCAGTGAAGAAAAGATAGCACCGAGGCCTTTTTGATAAGTTTCAGGTAGGGCTCGATTAGGGATATCCGTGTAAGCACGAGTGTAGGTTTTGCTCTCAAGGCGGGCACGATTTTTGTCGTCCAGAGCCGGAGAGATCTTGAAAGTTGCAGGAGTAGCCATGATAATTAAGTCATTAGGAATAGAATGCGTAAACCCGGACTCCGTTGTCCGGCACATTCGAGACAATTATACCCCCCGGCTGACCCCGGTAAACTTATTTGGTTTTCCAGGCGTATTCTGCCCAGGAGTCTAGCCCACCCTGATTCAGCAATTTGGCTTTTTGTTTGAATTTTTCTCCCGCTTTCTCGTTCATCAGACCAACAGCGCCGAATTTTCGACCGGCAGAGAGAGAAACTTCGACTCCTCCGTCTGTCTGCTGATAGTCCACTGATTGAACAATCCAGTCTTCTATGGAAGACACAGACCCTTCCAAACTAGGGACGTAGAGAATATCGCAAGGTTTAATTCCCATCAAACAGGGACTAAGAAAAACGTTGGCCGATAATTTACTTCTGGCTTCGTCTTGAAGTAGGTTCTGTTTTGTAGGACCGTCCGGGTTTTCTTTATTTGATACTCCCGAGTTCGGTTTGGCTTGTGAGGTACCAATAACAGAGCCACTTGAGCTGGACACTTGCTGCTGGTTTTCCTCCATTTTAGTTCGGTTGTTTTTCTGGCTGGTTGGGGTGGTTTTTGTCTGCTTTCGGGATTTAATTTGATTACTCTGCTGCGGAGGAGACCATTCCATCACCCGTTCAACAGAGTTTATGATTCCTGGTCCTAACAGGTAACCGTAACGTTGGTTGGGTTTAGGGTTGTCAGAGGGTTCTTGCACATCACTTTCCTTAGGGTTCCAAGTATAAGGGGCAAACACTGACAGATTGGCTTGTAGAATGTTATTAGCAAAGACGAAATTTCCGTTTTGCTGAGCTAAATTAGCCAATGTACTGGCGAAAGTTTGGTCTTCCTGGTACACTGTATTCAATTTAGCTTTTTGCATGTCTGTCTTGGCTTTATCTTCGTACCTGACCATGTTGTAACTGTCTACGGCGAATTGTTTTTCGGTCTTTTTAGCCGCATCCAGGTAAGAAACCCCTTTGTCGTGGGCTTGGGCCACGTTACGAGGAATAGAATTAACAAGACCGTCAAGTTCCGACCGAAGTTTAACCGTGACGGTCATATCGTTACCGTAAACAATTTGATGTCCTGCCCAAACAAACGAAAATTCAATACTTCGGCCTTCAGCGTAGTAAAATTTAATTCCAATAACTTCTTTGATCGAATTATTGACAAAATTCTCATAAACTTTAAAAGCTTGCCCGGAAGGGTTCCACTTGAAACTTCCTGTAGGGTTGGTACTTGACATTTGCAGGTTGGCCTGTACGTCGTAAACCAAAGGCTCATTCTCGAAACCTTCCCCGCTGTAAGAAGTTACATTCTTGCCACCCCAATACACAGACACTCTTGGTATGATTAGGTTACTGTTCATGGTTTACACATAGTAGGATGCGGAGCGAAGTTCGCTGACTGCGTTGGAAATTTTCAACGCAACTATAGAAGCAAGTTCTTCAGCGTCTTGGCCCGCTGTTTGTTGAATGCTAATGTGATTCACAACCGAATAGTTACCGCCACCGGAACCATTCCGAAGTAGTTTAGCCATTCCTTGGGTATTAAGTCCCTTGGAAGCTGGAATAATCGTCTCGCTGCTGTTGGCAATAACAAGTTTGGACCCAGAGGGTTTGTGCTTCATCTCATCTCTTAAAGCATCACCAAGACCGCCTTTCCAATTAGAGCCTTTAACTTTAGGTGTCGGCTTAGGCGTAACGCCAGCGCCAGAGAAAAGGGAATTTAAACGTGCGACTGCCTCCGGGGTAAGTTTTGCTGCATTAATTTTAGCCGTGGCCTCCTCAAGGGCTTTTTGAACTCTACCCGACTGGGTAATAAGAGCCGAATTAAATGCAGTGAAATTTGTCTGCATTTGAACAATGGCATTGTTTATCTTGTCTTTGTTTGTTTTAGAAATTTTGTCCCAGGCTGCTGCAGCTTGTTTTTCTGCTACTACTAAAGTCTTAGTAGTTGCTTCGATTTTACCTTGTAGTTGAGTATCTACACGACCACCTGATAGTGCTTTCTGTTTTTCAGCTTTGGCTTTCAGTTCGTCGAGCTGAGCTCTAATGGAAGCCATATTGCTGGCAGCAGATATATAGTCTTGTGCTGCTTTATCTCCCCCCAAACCGGCATATTTAAATGCCTTATTAAGTTGGCTTATGCCGATTATGCCAGTTCCCGCGAAGTCTGCTGCTGGTCCGACCTGTTTACCGCTGACAGGAAGAGCAGCTTTCATGGCTTCAGCAGCGAACATTTGTGCCTTGGCAGCCTTCATTTGAGCGTCGCTTGGTCCAGAAAACACTGAAACTAATGAACCAGATACGGCATCACCTATCATGGCTCCGGCAACACCGCCTATGGCCGTACCTATGCCAGGGGCAATAACTGTTCCCAGGGCAGCCCCTAAGGAAGAAGTTATAGTCGTAACAGCTGCTTTTCCGATGGCAACCCCTGGGCTTTCCCCTTGCATCATACCAGAGGCTGCATCTATGGCACCCATAGCTAAAGCTCCGCCAGGTATAAACCTGCCCATTCTTGCTGCTCCTCTTGCGGCACCTCCGAGTAAACCTCTTTGTCGAATTAGTGCACGACCCGGTTTCATACCTGCCATTGTCATGGCAACGGGGCCTAAGGGGGCCAGTGCCTGACCAGCGCCAGCACGAACTCCTCTTAATCTGTTTTTGGTTCTGCCACCGGATAAAGTAGCAAATATGCCCCCTCCTCGCATGGCCCTGCCAGCCACCCCTTTAGCTGTGCCCGTTGAAAAAATACCTTCAAACAAGCTCATCAAGAAACTTCTTAATGGAGGCACCAACAACGCTGTAATACCAACCTGACCAAGAACAGCACCGAAATTGCCAGAAAATAGGTTCTGCCCCATTGAAGCGAACCATAGTTTGACAGCCTCGGTAAAACCTTTCCACAAAAGTTTAAATATGTTGGCAAAAATTCTAGTAATTGCCTGATATCCTCCAGACTCAGCAAATCCTTTGCCAAAGCCTTTTGCGGCAAATTTTTCTGTGCCAGAGAGTACCATGTCTAGCATGTCTGCTAAAGCATCTAATGCCCCTCCGACAACAGAACCTACCAGTTCTGTGATTGTGTTTAAAAATTTAGATTCTTTGAAAATTTCTAGCAGCTGGCTACCAACGTTCTTGATCGCTTTCGGATCTTTGGACTTTAATTGAGCTATTATTCCAGCGTATTGACCCGAACTCAATTCACCAAGACCTTGGAATATGCTGGCTACAGTAGCCAAGCCTCCACGAGTTGTAGCCTGGAAAGTTGAAGCGTCTAAACCATAAGTTTTGCCTACTTGGGTGAAGTATTTAGTCAGGAGTTGAAAACGCTCGAACACCTTGAACGTCCACTCTCTGAATTTGACAAGGGATTGTCCAAGTTGGTCAAATGGGTAAATCAGGTTGACGAGAGCAGGTACAAGACTACTGTTTAGAACAACCCCAAGATTACCGAAGATGTCGGAAATCAATTCAAATATACCTACCGCTTCTTTGACAACTTTACCGGCTTTATTTAAACGAGCTTTACCAGTGGTCGTATCAAATTGAGTAACGACGAAACCCATTTGTCTGGAAAGACCGAACAGACCAGTATCCGGGTCTAGGAAGTTAGATTTAAAACCTTCGATCACACCGCTGACCGAACGTTTCATCATGTTGACCATTTCTGGCGGTACAGCCTCATTCAGTGCCTTTGAGATTGCAACTAAGCGTTCGCCGGAACCAGCAGCGTATTTATTAATTTCTTTTTGGTTTCTTTCTAAGGCAGCAATTAAGGTAGGGTTTCTACGCATAGATGCGTATTTACGTTGCATGTTTTTTGCATCAACCGTGTCCCGAGACATTAAGTCTTCGAAGAGCATGGTCATTGGCATGCCACCGCCAGGAGCCAGTTTTTCTAGCATCGTGGTTGATTGTGCAACCGAAGTAGTAGCCGCAATCAGAGCACCTTTTTGATCAAGACCGGTTTTACCGGTCATACCTTCCATGGCTTTTACGAATTGACCCGGCGATTTAGCCATCGCCGTCATCATGGTATCGGTGATGCTACGGGCGTTTCTAACAAAGTCGTTGGTCGTCCCTGGCAAATCAGCAGCCAAGGTTGCCATACTCCGGTTCAACTCTTTTTGGACGTCCATTGCGTCGTCCATTGTTGACCCGAATTCTTTCAGTCCAGCGGACTTGGCACCCGCGAATATACCACCCGCTCCCGCAATATCTTCGATCTGGTCTCCAATTCGTTCAGCAAATGTTTGAGAAATATATGCAAATCCTCTCTGCATTATTTGAACGCCAATGTCAAACCCTTTGACAATAGCGGCTGTAATTACTCCTCCCGACACCACGTCGGCAGCTATTGATCCCCCTCGGTTGACGCGACCTCCCCCGTTTCCTCCTGGCCCTCTACCTCCCCCTGATATTCCAGGTAGAGAGACTTTCTTTTGTAGTTGTTTCTGAGAAGCCACGACTTTACCGACTTCAGATCGGTACTGTTTCATGGCCCGCATATTACTTTCGTAGGCTCCCCGCTGAGTCTTAAAGTTCTCAGTAAGAGTGCGGGTGGCACCGGCCATGATGCCTAGTTCTTTCGAGATGGGGCGAAGTTTGCCTGCCATCTTGTCAAAACTTTTTGTCAGGGAATTAAGCTGAGTATTTAACTTCTTTAACTCAGGTGTAATTCCATCTGAAAACTTTCCTACGAGAGTAAATTCCCTGCTTTGCGATGCCATAGGATGTTCTCAGCTTCAAGCCCGTGTTATAATTTTTTACCCTTAGGATCTATTACGTTATCTACTGAAGCCAGGAGGAGGTGGTAGAGCAGGTAATGAGAGGGGGTTGATAGCGGCACCCGGCCTGGTTACGCCAGCTGAGGTGCGAGCCACTTGCGGTGAAGGGGCGTTGACCCCTGCTGTATTATTCTTAACTTGATTTGCCTGGTTAGTTACACCACTGGCACCCAAAGCACCTGTAAGTACAGAATTAGTTGCTAAAGAAGATTGATCCCTACCTGACCCTACTTGATACTCAGGCACCTGCATGAAAGAAACATCCACGAAAGCTCTAGTTGCTTCACCTCTCAGGTCTCTCATGGTTTCTTTAACCTTGAGTTCGCTAATCACGAAATAACCGCCTTCTGAGCCACCGTATTTTTTACTGTTGGCTTGAACGTGAAAGACAGGAACGTTGACGAAACCTTTTCCTTGTGTGTACTGAAATAGTTCTTCCAGTGCTATGATTTTTTGTTCGATGGCTTTATTTCTCATGAAACCTTCAACAAGTGCACCACCCAGGGTTAAGTCGCGCATTCCTTTGGTCCCCACGACAACTGGAGGACGGTTGGTCCCAAAGATGGGCACGCGATCACTTGCAGCGTTCGTGGTCCACTCTATAGTCTCGGGAGAACAAATAAAACTCCAGCCAGAAGCTTGACCAAATGCGCTGAAAAGAGATTCGTTTGACTTGCCTGAAATAGAAAAGTTTGGTTGTAGAGTGGTGGGTTTCCAATACGAAGCTTGAACATCCGCTGTTGTTAAGGAGAAGTTCGTGTTAGGCTGTATCTTATAGAGTTTATCTATATTTTGCTGGTCGATTTTTGTTGAATAAAGCCCAGATAAACCAGAATTACCTGCAATTTGATTAAACCCAGCTTTAATAGGGGTAGAAAATCCTGAAGACAAAGGGTCTGACAACAGGGAGGGACCTGAAGCAGCCGGGACTATACTGAAAACTACATCACCCCCTGAAGGACCCAGGGTAAAGGCAGCACCACCATAATCGGCTACAGGTTCACTGCCTCCACCCGGAAAACTTTTTGAGGGTCCAGTGTCCCCAAAGAATGTATTTTGGCTGCCGAACCCAGGAAGAATACTACCGGCAATATTTTGAACACCTTGACTGACTATGGAGGATACTGCAGCACCAAAACCTGGAAGTTGAGGTAATGACCTTGCTAGTTGTTGGTTTATATAGTTATTTGTTTGACTTGACAGGTAACCAGAAATCTGAGAGTACAGAATTTGGTTACCATTTGCAATATTAAGTCCCAAACTCGATGAAATGGTTTCACCTAGGGCTTGACTTAGTCCAACGTTTAGAACAGTTGAACCCAGGGTGGACACCGCTCCCGATAAAGCTGTGGCACCAAGAACGTTGCCGAAAGCTGCTGAGCTAGAGGTAGACGCGAAGTCCCGTATATTACTTAAAGGCACACCGATGACTGGGACCCTGCCTCCTTGAAATACTGCCATATTACCAACCCCTCGCTCTGGTTTTGCGGTACTCAATCTGTTTTTTGTCTTTTTCGGTTTCTGTCTTAGGCAGAGGGGGAAGCGAATCTAAGGACTTTGCCGACATACGGTAAGTGCAAACCCATCCTGACTCTGTAGGAGTAATTTCGAAATTAAATTCTTTATCATCAAACCTAAAAACCCCTGAAAAAGTTCCATCTGTCTCTTGCAAAAAGTTATTATCTGAATTAGGAAACTCTCCGCTCTTTGAGCGAACAGTTGATATTGGTTCTCCAAACACACTTTCTATGGTGTGCTTGAGAACATTAGTTACTTTTTCTCCTAGTCCAAGATTGTCTTCAACGTAGTCAAAAAGATTGAGATTAGATGAATTGGCAGAAGAATTGAGAAATTCTTCGACATTTACGGATTCTATATATTCTAATTCGGGCCAATCCTCCGGACTGACTTTACCAAGTAATTCTATTGCTTCCTCAATTTCCTCAGGCTCTAACCCTTCGTAATCATCAAATTTAGGGAGTAGAGACCCCATAGAGATATCCCCATCATTATACTGATAGTTAAGGTGATCAGCGTAATGTTGAGGAATAAGACCAGGGTTGCCCTCACTTGCTTCCCAAAGAAGCCGAGCCATTGATAGATATTTGGCACTGAAAGCCGAGTCCATTTATTCTTGAGAGCTCTATAAAAGGTTTTACCCTGGCCTTTGTGGTTCATACCTTGATAGGGACGTCCAAGTAAATTTTCGAGAATTGACGTAAAGTCTGCTCGAAGTGGTCGTTTCTTGTGTTAGCCTCAGGGTTGTTCATGCACTCAAGAAAACCTTCTGTCCATAACAACTCATCCACGTTCCATTTAGGGTGAGGGTGAATCAAATCGAACAGTTCAATGGGACTACCTTTTACAGCATTATCTCCCATGTCTCCTTGCTCCGCTTTGTGAGGAGCCAATTCAGACGGGTGATTAATTTTGACTCCCATTTTATGCTCAACCCATTCAAGAATACCTTCTTCTTTTTGTAGCTGCTCTTGAATTTTCTCTCTAGGACGGCATAGTCGTGAATTTGAGAAATAAATTTTATTCTCATCATCAACAAGTTGACACCAATCCCTGTCGCATGTGTGCAACAAAATTTGACGTTTCCTGATTATTTTTTGCTTTTCAGATGATCGACTGAGTCGAGCAATTGATCCCGCAAGGTCGTCAGCCTCGTAGCCAAGGATCCAATACCACGGGAAGTATTGCTGGCAATACTCTTTGCCGATGTTGTAAACAAAGAAGAAAGCCTCTGTCTTAGTGCCCCGCGTACCTTTATAATTGGTCCGTAGGGAGTCCACAGCAACTCCTTGCTCTTCGGCGTATTCTGTCCAAGCAGTTTGAACTTGCTCAGACTCTCGCATAAAGTCGTCGCGCCAGTAGTTAGAAGTTTTCGGATCACGGTAATCTGCAACTAGAACTGTACGGTAAGCGTGTCTGGGTAGAAACTGAGGCCCTCGGTTAACATACAAAGCCCACATACCTTTTACGAGTTTAGCTTCTACTTCTTTAGAAAAAGAACCCTCGATTTTATTCTCATACCAGAAAAGAATATCGTGGGTCATAACATTAAAGTCAATTACCCAGAGGGGAGCCGGATTCAGATCCAGCTCGATAGTTTGTTCAAATTTTTTCCTTTCCATCACTTTGGCATCGGCAACCGGCACCAGTGAGTTGGTTGGTCTTGGTAATCTTGACCGAACACAGGTTGCCAGCCTTCTTTACTTTCGAACCGCCAAATTTCAGGCCAACCGTAATCGCCTTCATCAGTCAAGAAGCATACAACGTAATCCCCCTCTTCTGAAGGGTAGTCTTCCAGAATGTGCCAGTAGGCATGAACCATTTGCTTAGTCAGGGTGCTCACAGTCGGTTATTATGAAAAAGGGATTTTAGGGTTTCGAGTTCTGCCTTGAGGGCGATATTTTCTTCCTCGAGGGAAAGAGAATCATCTGTAAACACAGCTTTGCTTACAGTTGGGAACTGCAGAGAGAACAAGGTTTTGATAGCTCGAGCGAGCTCGACGTGTTCCCATTGAACAACGCCTTCTTCATCACGGACCTTAAGGTAATGCATCCAGCTGCGAACAGAGCCTGTAACGTACATGCGAGTGAATCCACCTTGCGGGAGCACGAAACGGGCCACTTCTTTCGCGATGCCACGCTGCAGAAGATCGTTATAACAAAGGTCCGCGACGTTGTACGCAGAGAGCATCGTGTTTTGCATCACATCGTCGAGGTGCGCGTCATCAGCTACGATGCTGTTTTGACGGTTTTTCGGGTCCTGCTCTCGTGCCACTTCAGGCAAGTAATAAAGAGAACCGTATTCCCCGAGCATTCCTTTCAGCTCTTCGTTGCTAGCGTACCGCAGAGAAAACTGCTGAAAGCAAAATGACCGGTGACGAAGCATCTGAGTAGCGATTGCCAGAGGTGTAATTACCTCTACACACATGGCAGCCTGTTCAAAAATTGACACATGGCCGTGTTTGAGGCAATATTTCAGAAGACCTTCGAATTTTTCGTTTTCTTGATTTTTAGGGTTAGAAACCCTGGCGATATAAGCAATATGCTCTTCGGCGTTGGGAGTAACCCATACCATGCGAGCCCTGCTTGAACCTTCGATAAACCATGGGCTGGTATTTTTCATTCAACCACCGCCAGAGAACCGTCGTAGATGTAACCAGCAGCTTTCATAAACGAATCGAAAAACAGAACCATGTCTGGAATGGTAGCTTCGTCTGAAATAGACATTTCGATCGTAGTCTGCAGGTATTCGTGTTGATTTTCTGAGGGTTGGTACTTGATTACGTACCTTCCAGTGGAGTCCATTATTGTAATTGGAGTACGGTTTAGTATAGGTCCGATGTCGACGAGTAAGTCAAAAGTCCAGGGAAATTTCGTCTTCCTCAATGGTTTGAGAGGAACGTCCCTGAGCCATTTTTTCCATCACCCTGACAGTTGAAACACAGTCAGCAAAAGCGTCATGCGAAGGCATACCTGACAATTGAGGCAGGCGTTGCCATTTGAATCCATCACGCTTGGTATTCCATTCCCCGCACCATTCAGAGTACTTGTCCATGCAACAGGAAGAACCTGAAATGTTAGGGGGAGAAATTTTGTATTTTTTAAAGAGATGCCAAAGCAGTTTAATGTCGAAGTCGGCATTGAATGCAACCAGGTGTTTCCCCTCTAAAACAAAATTGATAAATTTTGCGATCTGAGGGAATGTGGGTTGCTCAGAAACCTGCTCGTTTGTAATTTTATGAATGTTGCTAACCTCTTCAGGAATTGGTTGAGCGGGTTTAACAAGCATCGAGAGCAAGGGTCTGCCTTGAACATTAACGATCGAAAGTTGAACGATCTCCGTGTCCGGGTCTTGACTGAGGAGTCCGGTCGTCTCTACATCTATGACAACCGTTTTTTGATCTGCCAGCCTTTCTTTTGCCCAGGCAGTGGCCTCATCCTTGAACGTTTTCAGCTCTGTTTCCGTAGGTTTCATTTTCGTTTGTTTCAGAAAAGTACTCGTGGCCAATGCGTTCTTGCCACTCTACTATTTTACTAAATGTTTGAATGAGGTCAATAGCGAATCCCTGAACGTGTTCGATTCCGTCAGGTCCTTCCCACATCTCCCACCGGTAATAAGGATTACCCTGGTTCGTGAAGTGGCGGGTGATTGTTATTTTCATACCTGATTGGGAGCAATCCGTAGTCAGTTGTGTTGTATAATCCACGGTCTAGAGATTTACCTCCCAAACGTCGATAACTGTAAATAGAGGCGATGAAGTTGATTCTTTCATTCAAGGTAGGTATTCTGCCAATTTTTTTAAACTGTCTGCTTAGTATAAAAATGTGGGAAAGGTAGATTGTCTCTCCCAAGGGTAAGGGGGTAACAAACACGTTGACGAGACAGAAAGAATGTAAATCTTTTCTTTTCTCATGTTTTCTTAATTCTTTTACTCTCCCGGTGACCCGAACTTCGGTACCCTCGAGTAATCGTAAGTCATCTCGCCTACGGATTACGGTGCTCACATAACTGTTTTAACTGTTCTCTCCTAGTATAGGGTCAGACACACAAGGTAAATCGGGTAGAAATATGTAACGTTAACAAACTAACATGTCCCTGGCTAAAGAAACTTTTGGTTTAAACAAGACAGAGTACAAAGAAAAACTCGGAAGAATTATTTCTAATCATAGAGCATCATCAAGAATTATAGGAGAATCTGCAGACTTTATTCTAAGATCTTGTAGACTTTCTTCTCAGTGGCAAAAATTAGCGTACGATCCAGAGGTTAAAGTATACCTACGCTACGTTGAACTTGCCGGTGGCCGAAGGGTTAAAATGTTATCCCTGGAAAGAGGGACTGTTAAACAACCTGTCTCCAAAGCGAAGCTGATTGACCAGCTTTACCCGGCAAAGAAAATAGCTACCACAGCCACTCTCGAAGAAAAACACTACAATGCTGTTAAATCAGCCATGCGCCATGCCGTGCAGTCTCAGTTGAAAGAGTTTCGCGATTCAGTGAATCTCCCCGTCCTTTGCTCCATTACTAATAAAAAGATCCGTCCGGGGATGAGAACAGACGTGGATCACGTTGGCACCCCGTTTTCAGAAATCGCAGACAATTTTTTATTGTCCAAAGGGTTGAAGTATACGGACATAACCCTTAAGGGTCCTCCTTCCGCGAAGCAATTTAAAGACCAAAGTTTATGGGTGTCTTGGATGCTTTTTCATAAAGAAAACGCTCAATACGCTCTGGTTTGTGCCTCTGGTAATAGAAGCAAAGGTTCTGGGGGATATGCTACACCTTCGGAACTGTATGGCAGTTTTTCAAAAGAGAACCCAGAAGATCTTTCTTTAGATTTTTAGTTGCTCTTCCGATTCAAGCAGTCGTTCGTCTTGTCTGATAGGTACCATCAACTCGTCACCAAAATAATAGCAAATCAGGTCGTTAGCGTCCACAATGGTGATGCTATCTCTCATGACCTGAGGGTATGCCCAAATATGTTGTTTTTGAATGTTATACCTTTTGTTGTTCTTTAAGTTACCTATAATTCTTTGCCAGGTCTTTTTACGCAGTGCTATATCGTTAAACAACATGTCCACAAAACCTCCCAAGTATTGTATCAATTCCGGTGGGTATTCGAAATCTTGTATAGCATTTTCTATAGCAAGATAAGATTTGATCAACTGGTTCGAAGTGATCCAATCATAGCACTCGGTCATAATAAATTCAAAATTAGGGTACTTATATTGCTCTACGGGGTAGTTAATAAAGTTCATAATGCCTGAAGATTCATCCAAAATGGTCGGCAAGAAAATCAAAGGGCAAACTTTAGCATCAGGATAAACTTTCTTTATGGCTGCCCTACAGTCTTGCACACTTTCTCCTAAAGTTTTGCGCAAGAAAGCGTACATCTCAGGAAATGGAGTTTGAGTTAGAGATTTGGCCTCCGTAATTGTGCCCATATCTTGCATATATAGGCCAGTAGCAGCGTTGAAAGCCAACTTAGTGGGGTAATCATAAACACAAGGTAGGCTGGTTTTTGGGTTATACCACCACCAAGGTTCTCCGACTTGCATGTAAATTGGAAGCTCTGCCTCTGCCAATATTTCAGCAAATTCTACAAAAATTTGATGCAAATAGTCCATTGCATCTTTATTACATAAACTGAAAAAGTGGCTAGGAGGAATGTAACCGGTTACGCTTGGATTACCATCCCAGTCTCTTTGAATCCAGTCCGGTAACCCGGATTCTCCATTTAAGGCGAATAGACTGAAATACTCGTAACTTACAGAAAAAATGAGTAGATATTTTGCTCTTTTACAAGCCTTCGCAAATTCCAGGTGCCATTGTCTTGCAGCTGCATTGACCCCTGGTACGTCTCCGGCAGGGGCATTAACATAACGTTTGGCGTTGGCATTCCAGAAAGTGTTAGGGTAATGGCTCATGCCACAATAATGGTTGATCCAACCCCTGTAACCCAAAAGTTGACAATTCCTGACAACCCTCTCCGGATTAAGGTTGTACTGGTCATCATAACCGGTTGACATTCCGAATTCATGAGGAGGTAGAAATGCCCGTTTATAGGAAAGCTTTGTCCCTGTGCCCGACAGTCTAAAATTGGTTAATCTGATATAACCTTCTACTGGCTCAGGTAAGGGGCTTGGGTCGTTTTCTATATATCCTGAAACAACTCCTGAGAAGAAAATTGCATTAATATTGCTGGCATCGACCGGTATTTCAGGGAAGAAACCGCCTTGAACATTCGACCAATCAATTGTTATAGTTGCTTTCCTGACAGGTTTATCTGTGTCAGGCCCCGCATAATTTTTTAATGCAATGTAGTAAACAATGGGTTGACCGTTTACCGTAGCTTCCACTGTAATGACGGGGGCTAGCTCTTCCTGGTTTAGCACAGGGCATGTGGGAGCCAGTTCTATATCAAAAGTCCAAACCAACCCCCTATAATCCCGGTTTGTGGAGTATCCAATTAACTCGTGGTCAAGAGTGTTTTCGCTTTTCCATGTGATACCACATAAGTCGTTTTTTGCTCTGGCAACGAATCTGGACTCAATACCGTTCGGGTAATTTGTGATACAAAAACTCATGGACAAAGGGCCATCGATTGTCCAATAAATTGGATCAAACCTATCTATTTCTGAAGTTTCTTTAAGAACCTCGTAAATAGGAGGAACCCCTAATGCAGAAAGAGTACCATCTCCTGAAACAACAATGGTTTTTCCGTCAGGTTTGACCGCACCTGTCTCATTGGTGGTCGCTAAAGCGAGAATTTTTGCTTCAGTTAGCTCAGACATGGTACTAGAGAAATGTGTTATAAACTTGAGAATGCTTAGAAAATTACCCTCTCGGGTATTGTACACCTGTGACAGGTCTTCTACCCCAGAGCCAACCTCGGTAAGTTGGTTGGTTGGCTCCTGACGGGAAGTTCTGTTGAGGAGGAACAGGGTTGGAAGGTTTGACAACCGCTGGCTGTGTTGTTGCCACCGTAACCCATTTCGCAGAGTTGCTCAACGAAGTTGTTGGCGATATGATATTAAGGTTCCAGTTCACAGTAGGCGGTGGCACAGGGTTGGAGGGAAGAATGTTGTAATCTTTTGTAGTTGCAACAGAATAAAACTGCAAGGCCAACGAAAACGGTGTCGTTGGTGAAATTATTCCAAGGTCCCAGTTGGCCATCAGGTTGTTCTCGCCGCCAAGAGTACTCCCCAAGTCGAGCTAGTTTTATTTGTGACGTACCCTCCAGTAATAACGGTGTACACCTCAGTAGCTGAAACAGTAACTGTATCCCCAGGCTGAATATTTTGTGAAGGTTGGTTCAGGACAAAATCAATAATGACGAACTCGTCAGGGAAATAATAGGGTATAGGAGCAACTTTAGAGGAAACCGGAATACCCTTAATAACTGCTCGGTAATCTGTTTTTGGGTCTATTTCTTGGTTTGAGTTAAGAGAGGAGGGATTGTCGTAAGCAGTGTCTCTAATATAAACACGAATATCGTTACTTTCTTGGTCGTTGGTAAATGTGTTTGAAAAGTATGAATCGGAAAAGGAAGTCCCGTAAGAGCCAGTTTGACACCTTCCAAAGCCAAACTCTGCAAGCCTGTTCATAGGCTGAGAGGCAGTACCATACCCCAGGGACACCCAATCTGAGCGAATACCCACGTTGTACCCAGGGCCATTAACCACTGGGAAAAATACGTTCAGGCCCCCCTGGAATACATAATCCAGGTCCCAAAGGTTGGAAGAATATTTGTTAAGAGTAAAAGTAGCAAAAGTGTTTTCAATAAGGTTTGTTGAGGACAGATTAGGCTGATAGAACGAAATTACTGCAAAATTGGGGTCTAAAGCAGATCGGTAAACGATAATATCTAAAGGGAAAGAGTTGGTTGACCAACAAACCCCGGTATAAGCCTGTGCAAGGCCGTCATAAATTCTGTTTCTTGAGTCATTAGGGTCCGCCAAGCAATCCAGGAATTTAACTCCCCTGTAGGAAACCCCTAAACCCCAGCCAAGGTTCCCGTATGAATCTGTTGTTGTCGGGTTAAAACTGCTTCCTACAGATAAAATTAGTCTGTTACTGGTATCTATACGTAAACCTCTGTAGGTGAAACCATACTTCTTGGTTTCGTCCATCTCCATGCGCATTACGGCCCAAGGGTCGTTGCGGTTGTAATCTTTTGTAAAGTAAGTGGTTGGGCTACCGTAAGTTGTTGTACTTGCGTTTAAAGTTATAACCAGGTCTTGAGCTCCTGCTCCTGCACCACCGATATCTGCTGCTGAAATTGTGATAGTGTCGTTATCCCGGTAATCTTGACCCGGGCAATTCAACGTAACTTGAGATATAGCACCTAAGGAGTTTCGAGTAATATCGACTGAAGCACCCTTCCCACTGCCAGAAGTTGCCGAAGCACTCATTCCGGAGTAGTACGCGTAGGCCGCAGATGCTACAGTGCCTCCGCCAGTGAAACTTTTCAAGCTCGTTGCTAAACCAGTAATTCCAGGTCCGTGAAAACCTAAGTCAGCAAACACGGTCTCTAATTTTGTTAGAACATCCGCCCTCGAAAAACCAACAGGCAGAGTGTATGTAGAAATTGAAATAGCCATCAGAATTCAAGAGGAAGGATAGTCAAAGAAATTGAAAAAGATTTAGAGGTTCCAGATAAATTTTGAACCGCCAGATAAATTTTTGTGCCAACGGGGTTTTCTAGATTACCCCCCAAAGTAAAGGGAGCGAACGAAACCGAACTGTTAGGGGAGACAATGTTTGCCTCCGCTATTACTCCAGTCCCAGGCAAAGGGTCATTCCCGATGTTTCTAGAGGCGTCGGCTGCACGCGAAGCAGGGTCTGTGTAGATTCTGACCCAGGCTGAATCTGTGCACTCAATTTTCATTAAAGCGTAACTCTTAAACCCTGTAATATCTAGGTTACCGAGCTGTCCATCATTTAATATGGCAGTTGTTCCACTAACAGTTTGCCGCTCGGCACCTGCAGATACAGCGGAAAGTGTACCGTCTGTGGTTACTTTTATCGTGACCCCGTCTGGTTTGACTCCCCCAATCTCACTGTCTGTGGCAGGGATCAAAGACACTGTGCCAGTATCTGTAATTGGTCCTCCAGATAGACCAACTCCTGTGTTAATTTGTTTAACAGTACCCGAACCGGAAGGCACAGCAGTTATTACACCTTCGGGCGAAATTGTAATAGAAGTGCCGTCGGGTTTCACGCCACCTAGCGAAGCTATGGTTGCGGGTTTAATAGAAATCGTGCCACTGCTAACAATTGGACCGCCAGTTAGCCCTTCTCCGGTGTTCACCTCTGTCACGCCGGTTGGGCTCTCGTTTGTCCATTTTAATCCGCTTGGCGTTGTTACATCAACAGCCAAGACCTGACCGTTTGAGCCAATTGGAAACTGAGTGTAAACCCCAGCACCGCTGCCAACCAGTAAGTCTCCCTTATTAAGGTAGTCTTTAACTAGGACCGGGTCGTCCCCCTTAACTGCACTGACAAGACGACCTTTTTGGTCGACTGCTACTGAAGCGTATTTATAAAAACCAGGAATGACTGGAGAGTCTGCTAGAGAAATTTCTCCCGTTGTTGTAATAGGGCCACCAGTAATACCGTTAGCGGTACGAATTTCTGTAATCGTACCGACATTACCCCCTGGTTGAACAGATATTAAACCATCCGCGGAAATTACAATGTTTGGTCCTGCCTTAACGCCACCTATGGTTGTTTTTGTCGGAGGTGCAAGAGAAATTGTGCCATACCGGGTTATAGGGCCTCCTACTAAACCTTCTCCTGTGTCGATCTGAATGTCATCTAATTCTAGTTGAATATAGGCAATTGCGTCCTGAACATTTGTCTCAGGCAGGTTTGGAACAGGGGTGAAGTCAATCTGCTGAGCTACAATGTTACGACCAATGGGGATGTCTACCCACTGCAAAGGGTCAGTATCGATAACCAGCCAGTCTCCGGATTCCAGCAACTGCTGGGGCGCAGGGGGTTGAGGGGTGCCGCTTCTTGACACGATAACAAAACACCCGTTTAAGGATTCCTGGGGAGGGGGGATGTTATCTCCTTTTACAAAACCTTTGCTTGTCCCTTCAGAAGTTACATAGTCGAGAGAGGATGTAGATGCGTTATAAATCCCGCAAAAAATTAAAGAATTAAACTGAAGTGAATTTATTTGGTCCTGAAGTTGTTTGCCTTTTGCAGCAGTTAATGCTTCTGAAGTGCTTGTGCTTGTTAAGGTGTCATTTAATTTGACGACACCTTTAGTAACGAAAGAAGAATCTGGAACAGAAATAATTCCAGTAGGATCAATATTAATGTTAGGGCCAGCTTTAACTCCTCCAATGTTCGAAGCTGTGGGAGGAATTACATTTACTAACCCTTGGTTGTCAGCCACACCGAGCCCAATGCCAGGTTGCATCAAACCTGAAGAAGTTAGTGTCGCTGGAGGTATAGGTTTATTTTCAATTTTAGATATAATGCCGGTGGCATCAATCGTAATCTGTACGGGGGTTTTATTGCCCCCATACGTACCTGCTGGGACACCATTTGACCTTCCGATCAAACGCCAAGTGTTATATGCGGCAGCAAAACGATACACGTTCGCCCCCGAAATAGGGGGGTTAGGGTAAAGTTGTCCGTCAACCGGGTTTTTCGGAAAAATTAACTTGGCCATCTAGACAAGTTGAGGTCATTTTTAAGGTTTTACCCGTTTGTTTCCGCCTCAAGAACATTGACCTGAACTGCTTCAATCGCTTTGTTAGACAGGTTGTATAGCAAAGCGTTTGTAGTATCGTTGCGAGTTACTGTCTCGTTTCTAAAACTTTCTACAGCAGCTGCAGTGCTTCTTTGCTGCTGAGAATTTTCAATCATTAGAAACGGCAATAAAGAGATAGCACATTGCCATTGTTCAAGCGGTTCCCCTGTGTTAGGGTTTACTCCCCTAACTTGGCAAAACCATACACATTTATCCTCGACGCATGCTTTTTTAAGAAGCGGGCAGTAGGTTCCTCTTTTCATTGTAGGTTAGAATTAGTTGACGGGTTCGGGTTCGGGGATGGCAGGGTCAAACGAATACAGACTTTCTTTATCTGGTGCTTTGGCAATAGTTTCCAATTTAGGGTTTACTAATGCATCAATCGCTTCTTGGTAAGCTTTAACAGTTTGGTATCCGTTTTGCCAGCTGTCAGCGGGCACAAGATTGTCAGCACTATCGCGTCCGATCTCATAATAGCTGTAATCTCGGCACTGGTTGTTCACTTTCCGGGAACCTTGAGAGCGAACCACAGAAGTTAAATAAGCCTTGGCGTCATTAAAACCTAACTTAATGTCGAAAGCAGCGTAGATCCAGCGTTGCGCAGCTTCGTCCCATTGCCAGCGAAATTCTGTGCTAGGCTCAGCAGTTACGGGGAGCGGTTTATCGGTGAACCCTGCAGGGGGAGTTTTCAACCGGGGATATGTTGTATCAAACATAGCCTCACCCATTCGGTAATGGATGTTCTTATAAACTACATCATCCTGAATTGCGTAGAATACGGTCGGATTTAGGTGAATTTCTCTGACCTCTTGTGCCACTTCAAGAAATGGTGAGAATTCAGCAGGGTCCTCAAAAACAAGAGGCTCAGGTAATGTACCGTCTTCGAGAGTTTTGTACTCGACTGTACCAGATTTACGCTTACCGTACCATTGCACTGCATGAATATCTGGGTCCATGCCATCCATAGGCACTTCATGCACAGCAATACCGTCGAACACCACGACGTTGTCTACAGGTATGATTGTAAAATTTGTGATTGCCATAGCTTAAGGAGTTCTGTTAAGTTTTACCCGGTAGTTAGTTTTTTGAAGCAATAATGAAATTGGCGTATTTGACAGCGAAGTTTGAGGTGAAATTTCCAGAAGCTAAAGACCCGACAAGGGTGTGAGTGTGAGAAGTAGCAGATCCTGCTCCACTACTTGTAACACCCAAGTCGCAAGGTGTAGGGAAATTAGCCAGGTATTCAATATTACAGTAACCCGGTGTGCCAGCACCTTGTCCGTCAACAGCACCTACTCGGTGAGTGTGGCCACCGAGTTGGTCTGAGGTCAGTGTTGTACCGCCAACTGTGCCACTGGTAATATTAATAGATCCAGAATAAGTAGAACTCGAAGAAAAAAGCGTACTAAAGGCTACCGATCCTCCCGTTCCTCCTCCTGGACCCGTCACGAGACGAATAGTAGCGTCGTTCAAACCCGCCACAGTAACTTGCGTCCAACCTGTTGGAGCGGCAGCCTGGTAAAACGACATTACAGTTCCCGGGGGGATACCCGTGCTACCACTGGTAATGGAAACAATTCTTCCCGCCGAGTTTACGGTTAAGTTGACATTGGTGTAACTCCCTGCAACTACACCCGTATCGTCTAGTTGTTGTACCGCAGAAAGAGGCATTTTACGTGAGATTCTTTTTCAAATTTTACCCCTTACCGGTGAAACAGTCAAAATCACCACTTGTTTTCTGGGCATTTTGACCCTGGAAACCTGACCTTTAAAGGCATGAAACATCCGCATTTTTTGCATTGACGGAAAGTTCCATTGAAGTGCTCACATTGCAGGCAGATTTTCATTCTGTCTACAGGTAGTCTTGTTTTATCTTCCATAGTTAAATAAATCGAATTCTTCCTTAAGTTTTTTGTAAACCATTTCTTTCATGTCTTCGGTGTATGCGTCCGTATAAGATTCAGGAAATACTACCGGAGAGGGGTTGACAATTGTTTTTGAGGTTTTCACTTTATTACACCTCAAAAATTCATCAATTTTGTCTCGTTCTTCGTATTTTATGATCTTTATTTTGTCTAGTTGCTCACCTTTTAGAAAATACAATTGAGATTGAAACACACAGTGTCCGTCATAGTACCCTTCGCAATACTCTTCGACGAATTTTTCAAAAGTATCAGGTTTACGGTCCAAAGGTAATTGTTTGTAAATATCTTTTCTATTTACAAGAAATTTCCATAAACTATACAACCTGTCATAAGGGTTTCTTACAATCGTGAAAAATTGAATTTTATCATAATTTTCTGGAGAAAATTTTTTCTTTAGATCAAAAATTGTTGCATGCTGCCCTTTGAAATTATTTGGGAAACTGTTTCTGTCTAATTGATGTTTGCAAAAAATTATGTTCGGGCTGTTGTGGCTCGAGTTTGTAATTTGTTGTTTTAGAAAAGTTCCGGAGGTTCTTGGTATATGCACAAATATATAAACTTTTTTGTTCAACTTTTGTACCTATCCTCAATTAGCTGATCTAGCTCCAGTTGAGCTTGTGCGACGATTTCCTCCGGGTCGTACATTAAATCTTCCAGAATTTGGTCTGCAGTTATATTTCTCTCGTTAACTAATGTAATCAACCTTTCGTTCAAATAGTTTTCTAACCTATTGTCTCCGTTTTGGGAAAAATACCGTGAAAGAGCTATATTTAAACCAGAAAAAATTTCATCCGGGCCTGAAGACTCTACCTGAGGTAAATTGTAATCCACCTTTTTTGATTCCCTAACGTCTCCAACCGCCAATCCTACGGGAATAGTATCTTCAACACTAGGGAAAAACTCTGGGTCAAAATTCGCCACAGCTTCATCAATTTTTTCTAATGTGGCGTTGGGGGGCACAGGAACATATGCCCAGGAATTATCGCTGTATCTAACTTTCAGTTTTCCTGGTAACACTTCTAAAATAGTGTACTTCATGTAAATACCTTTGTATAGTTGAATTTACCCGACGAGACCAAGTCGGGTGCCATTTGCAAGCCAGGTTACATTATAGTTATTTATAATATAGTAACCTGGAGCTCCACCTCCCGACCCGCCAGTTCCTGGGCTACCCGCAGTGTAATTTCCGTTAGCCCCCGTTTCTCCCGTCGCACCACTGTTTCCATAGGCTCCCCAATCACCTCCTGTGCCCCCTGCACCTCCTGCACCCCCGTTCCCAGCGTTTGTACCTCCTACTGTTCCAGGAGAACCTCCAGATCCAGGAGCGTTGCCGCCTTCAAACCCTCTGCCTTTGCCCCCACTACCACCACTACCGCCATTCCCACCGTTGGTGTAAGTTACTACATCACGTAAGCAATTGCCGCAGGTTTCCAAAGAAGCGTAAGGTCCAGCGCCATAGCATGCATAAGATGGACAGTAGGCACCAGCACCGTATCTATCTGTGCAACTAATGTCACAACCAAAAACTATAGAAGTTAATTCGCCTCCTCCAAGTGAAACAGTGGTGGTGTAAGAACCCTGACCACCATTACCACCATTACCACCGTAGCCTCCACCTCCACCTCCAGCACAAATAGACCCGAAATTATTTATCAATACTGGAGCCTGGGCAAGTATAGCATTACCTCCCGTGCCCCCGTTGGCAGCTCCACCTGCTCCTTGTATAGAACCGTTGTTTTCTAACGTTAGCTCTCCATTAAAACCAGAAGGAATAGTCAAAGCGTAGTTAGAAATACTAGAAGCACCTACTACTACCCCTGGGTTTACTACCAACCTCTTTTTTCTGCGAGATAGCCATTGCTGAGGTGTGAAATAGCTAGAGGCGTTAACGTTAACGGATGTTGTTGTTATGTAAGCTACTATCTCACTGTCATTACCTACAAAAAGAGCTTGAATGATAGACATTACGTCAAACCTGAACCTATAATAACAAACGTGTTAACGCCAACGCAAAGAACCGTGCAAACACCCCTTTCTGCCAGTGTTCTGGTACCAGTAGTTGAAGTTCCAGCTAGATACATGGTTATTCCATTCGCTTGAACAACTGATTGGTCGTTGCCAGAATTGTTATAGATGGATATAGCATCCCCTTCAGCAAAAACACCAGCAGGAACTGTTACACCGCCTGAAGAAATACTTATGTGTTTGCCTACATCAGACTTGGCTAAAGCGTAAGCCTGAGATTGAGCATTTTGCGGAATGTCCCTGATGTATTGTTGAACTTCGTTTAAGTTTGGCATAGGGATTAATCCTTCCTACAAGCAATTACATCGACATATTTAACAGCAAAGTTCGCAGTGAAAGAACCCGTGGCCAGCACTCCAGCCAGCGAGTGAGAGTGACCCTGACCGGCTCCTTCTCCACTCATACTGAAGTAAGTACCAGGGTAACCGCCAGCGCCACCGTAACGAACAGGACAGCAAGGGCCACTAGCGTCAAATAGCAGGTGATTGTCAATAGTGGTGGGGTGCGTGTGAGCAGGCATCTGTCCAGTGGACAAAGTTGTCGCCCCAACGCTACCGCTAGTGATACTTACTGAACCGTTATAGGAGTAACTAGAAGAGAAAACGGTGCTAAACGCCGCAGAGCCACCAAATCCTCCCCCAGTCCCAGTAACAATACGAATAGAGGAATCGTTGTATCTCGCATCCGTTAATTTGGTCCAACCTGCCGGAGCAGATGGTTGACCAAATATAAGAATTGTACCAGAAGGGAATGTTACGGAAGGGGTTGCAGACAGAACTCTACCATACTGGTCAACTTGAATTGTGGCCGCATTGTAAGTTCCCGCAGTAACCCCGGAAGGGGCCAACTGGACGTTATCGATGTTAACCTGGATGCCAGGGCCAGCACCTACGTTCAAAACTATGTCGCCTTGGGTACCACCCCCTGACATACCAGCCCCGGCTTCCACTGC